GTTTAAACCAATCCACAGCACCTTGTCTATTGTAGCATTTTGTCCTTGGAGAGGGACTCTAATAACTACTACTTTATAATACGAGGAAGTATACCGCTATGGCTATCAACAATGTTAACGAATTTCTCCGCAAGACCTTTTCCAAAACCATCTTCGGCACCCCTGCGCTCCGGCCGATTGCAGTCTGTGCAGACGGCTTCAACCTGTCGATTCAGGCAAGCAGCATGCACTACTGCAGACCGAGTAAGGACCTGCAGGACGGCGACTACTCCAAGGTCGAGCTCGGCAATCTGTCTGAGACGGTCGAGGAGTTTCTGCCGTATGCCGAGAACGAAGCCCGTCCGCTGTTTACCGTCTATGGGTATGTCCCCGTTGAGACTGTGGATGCAGTGCTTGCCAAGCACGGCGGTATCGTCAACGTGTGAGGGGAGGGAACTTACGATGGAAGTATTCACTATCGTCGCCAATGAGGTCATTGGCTTATCCGCAACGGAATGCACACTGATTCAATTTAGCTACAATCCGGAGCAAATCCGTGACCCCGAAACGGTCCTGCGCAATGCTGTCAAGGACTATCTCAAAACGGACGAAGGCAAACGACAGCTGGAAATCAACTGTGGCTGCTGGAACTGGGACGATGTCGATGACATTCCCGGCTCGTTCTTCTTGAACTATGGTCTGACTAAAATCGCTCCGCCCGATGTGAATGTTGTCGTTGACCGCAACGAGAGTTTCACGGATGACTACGAGGATTGCGCGGAAGAATAACAGAAAGGGCATGAAATAAATGCGTATTTATGGCGCAAACAACGTATTCATAGAAGTTACGCGCCGGTGCAATATGTGCTGTGCGCACTGCCTGCGCGGAGATGTCGAAAGCATCGATATTCAGGAGAAGTACATCGATGCTTTTCTCGACAGCTTTGAGAAGGAAGCTTATATCAGCTCTCTTACCTTTACCGGCGGCGAAATTTCTCTGAACATACCTGCAATTCGATACACCTTGAAAGCTGTCAAAGAGCGCGGTATCGCCGTTGGAAGCTTTTACATGGTCACTAACGGAAAAGCCGTTGATAAGATGGCTGACCTTGCTATGGCGAGTCTGGAGTGGTGGAATTATTGCGATGACAAGGATGACTATTCGTGTGGTCTTTGTATCAGCAGCGATGATTTCCATGAAGCAATCCCATATGAAAGTAAAAGTATCCTTAGTGGCTTGAAATATAACCGTAACGATAAGGTAACGGACTTTCATCGGGCTTATTTACTGAACGAAGGGCGTGCTAAGAATCTCGATTCGGATATCTATAAGAAGCGTGAACCTCATGTAGACAAGCTCGAATACGAATTCAGCAAAACCGGCGGTATCGACTTTTACAGCGGCGAGCTGTACTTGAACGCCATCGGTGATGTCGTTTCCGGCTGCGATTGGTCCTACAAGTCGCAGAAGAAATATCGTTTTGGTAATGTAATGAACAAAAACTGGCTGGAGAACATTACCAACAGCGAGTTGTACATTGCAAGCTAAACCATATCACTTATACATTGCCACCGTTTTCCTACAGAAACGGTGGCCTTTTTTAGAAAAGGAGACCACAAATGGCTGAAATCAAAGACATGATTGCACAAATCGGTGCAATATTGACCAAAAAGGAAGATAAACCGTTTTCCTACGAAGAACTTGCAGCAATGCTCAAAACCGACCCGGATGCTCTCAAGACCTTTGATGAGGTCTATAAGACGCAGGTCCTGGAAAGCCGAGAACTGCATGAAAATATGCTCCAGTGGGATACGGCTACAGTCAAAGCAATTCTCGATAAGAAGGTCTACTTCCCACCGGAACTCAATTCGCTTATTGACCGCATCGTCACCGAACTGGTGCCTGAAACGCGTCTGTATATCTACAATGCGAAACGCGGCGGTTATTACGTGAAATACTCTGCCAACCGCGATTTTGTGACGGATGTGACGAACAAAGAGCTCAATCGCTACCCGGAGAAACTCCGTCCGCAGCTTACCGGAAAGTTGATGAAGGTCGATGTTTCGGAACCGTCGTACAAGTCACTGCTTCAGAATTACGCTGAATACAAGAACGCCAAAAACGACCGCATGAAAATGCTCTACTACAACCTCTTCCGACAGGGCCTTGATATTCTTGACCTTGATGACTTCACTTATCAGATGTTGGAGATGAACCCAATTTCTATGGGTTTCTGGCTCCCGCCTCTGGTAGAAGGGCTGTACGGTAACAAGTTCTTCAAAGTGCCGGATACGAAGATTCTTCACGTTCCCATCACAATGCTGCAGCTTACCCGTCTTGGCTTTGAGACTCTGAATCCCGTGACGAAAGAAATCGTGAACCGCTACTGCAAGAAGGTTTTTCATTTGGATGAGCACGGCGACTATTTCATCAAGACGGGCACATACTCCTCCAAATACGAATTCCGAAACGCTCATATCCACGAGCCTAAGGAAGTCGATGAGATGGGCGAGTATTTCCTGCTCCTAAATCATCTGACTTGCTCTATGGCAGCTCCCACGAATAACCGCAGTTTCTACGGCGCAAACACCACCAATGAGTGGGTCGTCAGAGAATATATCAAGGATAAGGAAAGTAACCCTACTATCTACAACGGTTTGCCACTTCATACCGAATACCGCATGTTTGTGGATTTCGATACGAAGGAAATCCTCGGCGTGAGTCCCTATTGGCGCAGTGATGTCATGAAGGGCAAATTCAAAGAAGTCAGCAGCCCGCAGGAACGCCATGATTATGTTGTCTACATGATGCACGAAGACGTTCTGAACAAGCGCTACAACGAGAGTGTTCAGATTGTTCTGGCTGAACTGAAGAAGGTCATTCCTCGGATTGAGCTGACAGGGCAGTGGAGCATCGATGTGATGCGCAATGGTGATGACTATTACATCATCGACATGGCTCTTGCTGAGAATTCCGCTCTGAATGACTGCGTGCCTAGGGAGAAACTTCGTGCCTACCCGCAGCAGTGGCTGCCGGGTGAATCGTACAAAGTGATTGTGCGAAAGCAATAGCAATCAAGACCACTGCCCCGAAAAGGGTAGTGGTCTTATTTTTTGCACAATACTTACCATAAATTACCAGAAAGAAAAACATTGTGCATCTGTGCGAATTGCATATAATACAAAATATAGAACGAAAGGCATCAAAAAATATCGTTGGTCGGGCAAAATTCGACCGAAAGGCTAGGGCAGGCTCAGTTTTGAACCTGCTCTTTCTTTCTATCGGAGGCTTTATGTCAAACAAAGAAGAACGCATGAACCGCAATAAAAGCATCATCGAAGATTACAAAAATGGAAAGCCGATTTTAGAAATCGCGAGGGAATATAATCTTTCAGAAACGATGTGCTACAAGATTCTAAAAGGTACGCAGGAGCCGCCTCGTTATTTTGAAAAAAAGAGGAAGAGACTTACCACTCGAAATGAGCAGATTGTTAAACAGTATAAAGGCGGTATGACGGCCAGAGAATTGGGCAAGATGTACGGCATTTCCATGCAGCGTATTTATGCAATCTTGCATTCGAGCGGAGAGTACGAAAGCCAAAAATACAATCATATTGAAACGACTCTCAAAAAAGAGAAAAAGATGCGGAACCAAACTTTTCTTGATGCTTACAAGAAAAATCCTCGAAAATCGATTATCGAGTTGAGCAGGGAGGTAAATATCAGCCCTTCACTAGGTTACCTTATCCTTCATCAAAATGGGATTTACCAGTATAACGTAAAAGCCAGAGCTAAGGAGAATAGCGAAAATGCCGATTAACAAGATTACCCACGTGTGTCTAACTCATGACAAAGTCAGAGCACGAAATGAAAAGATGCTGGAGGATGCCAAGAACGGTATGTCCCAGGAACAGCTGGCCGAAAAGTATCAAATTTGTGTTTCTACTGTCCGATATAGTCTGAAGGACTTTTACAAAGAACAGGCCCGGCAGAGGAAAGCAAAGAAGAAAGCCTGGCAAACCCAGATGATTCATGAATATGAGATGGGCGCAAAATCTCCGGAGCTCCAGGAAAAATACGGCATCAGTGGAACGCTCTTTTATCGGATTCTTCATGCGCATGGAAAGAATGGCCGACAAATCCACAGCCAAAACCGTATCGAGACTGGCAAGAAAAGAAACGCCGAGATGGTCAGGAAATACAAAAACGGCGTTTCTGTCAAAGAGCTTGCGGAAGAATACGGGCTCAAAAAGGGAAGCGTATATCGCGCCATGAAGCGGTATAGTCCAGGCCCAGGGAAAAGTAAAAGTTGTCAAAGTGAGGAATAATTGCATGGCTGCATCAAAGAAAGATGTTGCGAAGCAGCAGGTCAAAGAAGACCGCGAAAAGGTTCGGGAAATGTATCTTTCTGGCAAAACTGTCAAGGAAATCGCCAAGGAAACGTATTTTTCAAGCTCTTATTGCTATGCCATGGTGAGAGACCTAGCAAAAGAAAAGAATCTTGCAAAGAAAGCAAAAAGAGCACCTCTCGACGAAGCTATGATTCAAGATGCGAAAGCCGGGATGACGGTTGCTGAAATCGCAAAGAAGCATGGCGTGACCTATCAGCAGTGCTACTATACTGTTTCTGAATACGCTCAAGCTACGATTAAGAAGAACAAGAAAAAGCAGTCTGCTGCCACGAAAGTTCGCAATGCGGCTATGTTGGAAGATGCGAAAGCCGGAATGACTGATAAGGAAATCGCCAAAAAATACTTTTTGTCTCGAAGCGGTGTCCGTACCGTCCTTGCAGGGCATTTACATACAAATTCCAAAAAGTTGGATGAAAGGCGCAAGGCGATTCTTGCGGATTATGAGGCAGGAACGTCCTCAAAAGACATCTGTGAGAAATACGGTATTTCAAAATCCACTCTTTACAAGGACATGCGCCAAATTGGAAAAACCTGTCAGGAATACTATCACAAGGCGCTGAAAGACAAGACCAATCAAAGGAATTCCGATATTCGAAGCAAAATCGAAAGAGGGGGCTCGGTCAGCACTATTGCCAAGGAATACGGAATCTCTAAAACGGCGATTTATGAAACGTTTCATCAGGAAAATGTCAGAGCTGGAATTTTACAGAAACGCGGCCGTCCGCGAAAAAACACGGAACGTAATGCACTGATTGCTAAACGCCACAGGGAAGGCGAGAAGGTGCAGGCGCTTGCCACTGAATATAATCTCTCTGTTTCGACGGTAAACACTATTTGCAGTAGAAACAAAAATCAGAATATAACCTCATATTAACAGGCTGCCATTTGGCGGCCTATTTCTTTTTTAGGAGGAAATGAAATGACAGACGACGTACGTAATTTAATTCGATTTGTGGTGGATGGCGATATTCGAAACGCGCAGACTCAGTGCCGAATCATGCTTGAAAAGAATGTACCCGAAAAGGACGCCAGGTTCAAAGAAAACGAACTCAGAAAGTTGAATCTTCTGAAACCGGAACTGATTCAGCTGCCCGCCAACCTGGAAAACCTCTTGATTGCGGAGGATGCCACGAATTTCCCTGAGAGCCGGTTCCTGCTCCGCGAGGAGGAAGAAACAGTTATCAACAAGCTCTTGGCCACCAGAAAAGCAGCTTTAGCCATCAAGGAGCTTGGCATCCACTATACTTGCTCTTTGCTTTTGACGGGCCTTCCTGGTGTTGGTAAGACTGAATTGGCCCGCTACATTGCACACAAGGCGAATTTACCGTTTGTTTTCCTGAAATTTTCTGGCCTTGTCAATTCTGCTCTTGGCCGGACACAGCAGAACATCGGCAGAGTGTTCGATTACGCAAAGCGCACGCCTTGTGTTCTTTGTGTTGATGAAATTGATGCCATCGGAATGTGCCGTGGCAGCCGCGATGATGTCGCTGAAATGAGCCGCGTCACCATCGCATTGATGCAGGAACTTGACCGGCTCCCGAATGACGTCATTCTCATTGGCACTACAAACCGCGTCGATAACCTTGACGAAGCCCTCATTCGCCGATTCACTTTCAAACACCGCGTCAAGCCTTTAGGCGACGATGACATGAAAGAACTGTGCAAGAAGTTCCTTGCTTCGGCAGACTATCCCTTCACGGAATCCGAACTCGACGGACTCTGCCATTCGCTGCGTGAACAGCGGACTGCCAGCGCCGTTGTCAATGCCTGTACAGAACGTATCGTTGCACATATCGTATCGCAGCTGCCTGAAAATTCGGCAGATGCCGTGTAAAAGTATGATAGCCTGGGAAGAAAGCCCTCGTCAATTTAAGATGTCCAAGCAACTCGATGAGGGAAAATTCGGAGAAGACTTGGCTCGCAAATTCCTTAACGACCCGATTATCAAAGTGAATCATGGCATTAGCCATTACGATGACGTGACTCAGGATAAATCATATCAAGACAAAGATACCGATTTCATTGTCTGGAAGAAGAATGGTAAGACCTTTGGCCTGGAAGCGAAAGTGGACAGTCACAATACCGGAAATTTCTACCTGGAAACCTCGGTGGACTACTTCTCCATGGTGCCTGACGCTCTGAACGAACAACGGGTAGCGCGGTGGTATCGGGATGGCATCGACCCTTTATGGCACACCCCGGGCTGGGTATACAGGAGTGGTGCGGACCAGATTCTCTATTATTTCAGAACCACGCAGCTGCTTTACATTTTCTCCCGCGTTGATGTCTGGTTCTATGCTGAAAAGCTGATGCGCGGTGGAATCCATCTCGACCCCGGAATCAGAAAGCCAAAAATGTATTCTGCCGAAAATATCAGTGAACGCAATGGTTCCACTCTCTTCTTTGCCAACGGCTTATGCGTGAATGCTGAGCAGACATACAAGGCTTTAGGGGCGCAAAAAAGAGTCATTAAATACCAGGTTGAGAACCCGAATTCGGACGTCCCAACGTTCAGCTTTGCCCTTTCAAATTATGAATTTTCCGCTAACAATCGTCAAAAAATCACATTTCAGTTCAGCGGAAGAGTATAATTGTAGTAGAACCGTGAAACGGGAAGTTGCCGAATACAACCAGTGGGAAAAGAAGTGGATGAGTTAATCATGAAGCATGAAATCTCAGAGACCGGCATTCGAATGCTCAAATTTCAAGAGCAGCTTGCCGACGAATACAAGTACAAGCCCATCCCACGTACCTTTTTCAAGGATGTGCGGGCAGAATTTGAAGAAACTTTGCCGGAATGGTGCAATATGTCCGGCGATACGACCAAACTCGAAACCAGAAGCGGCACGGTCATTGCCAGCGGGTATAACCGAATCGTGATTGGTGACTATGGTGCATTTGTTGAGTTTTCCCGTGTACAAGCCTGTATGCGACGCCTTGAAATCAAGGAAGGTCAGGTCTATCGCGTGGAAAATCCGCGCTATGCCGAGCACGTCAAATATCTCTGGCTCACGGCAGATGATGGTTCGGATGTGAAGGTATACGACCAGAAGCGTCCGGTAGAATATGCGGATTATAAGCCGGGGATGCTGTATGTCAGTGTATATGAGGTGTTCCCACACATCTAAGAAAATCAAAATAAGAAGCTCTACCCAGTTCAGGGTGGGCTTTTTTATCGAGAGTGCCGCAAAGACTACTGGCTCACGGAGGCAACCGACAATGGTAACGTTTATTGATGATGATGATATCGAACTAAAGCCTTGCCCGTTCTGTGGTTCTACAGCCGGGTTATATGCTAGCTACGAAGGCATGTATGCAGTGCGGTGCAACTACTGCCGCATCGGAACTGTCCTCATAAAAAACGAACAGGACGCGATTGAGTTGTGGAATCACAGAACGGAGGTAACGAACGATAACTAACGCAGACAAAGCAATTGCATTGCGCCCATCATACTGGGCAAGCGTATCTGGCGGAAAAGATAGCCTGTATATGCTCAATTACATACTGCACAATCTGGACAGATACCCGCTTGACGGCGTGGTTCACTTTGAACTCGAAATCGACTACCCGTTTATACATAACGTTATCGACTATATGGAAACGGAGTGCAAGCGAGCTGGCATCCAATTTGTGCGAATCAAGCCGAGGAAAACGTGGGAAGAATTGTATGATAAATGCGGTTTCCCAACAAGAAAAGTAAGATGGTGTAACGGTCACTATAAACTTGATGCAAAGCGGCAACTATCCGAATGGCTGAACGAAGTCGGTTTTTATGTAGTAAATTACATAGGCTATTGTGCCGACGAAGAACGCCGTTTCAACAAGCGGTTGAGTGCCAAAAAGTTAGAGATATACCCTCTCGCAGAAAACGGCATTAACGAAGATGTGATTTTGGAATGGGCAAAGACACAGCCTATTTTCAACAACTACTACAAAACCAACAAGCGCTGCGGTTGTATGTATTGCCCGATGTCCTCGTTTCTTAACTTTGCCTATCTCTATAAATACTACCCCGAAAATTTCCGGTATATGCTTGAAAAAATGCGGGAAACGGAAGAATTGAGAGAGAAAGAGCTTGGTAGACCGTTCTCTGTGATTTCATCGAATCCCAAATATAATGCGGATTACTTGGAACACATCGTCAAAACGAAATGGCTCAAAAAGCTCAACGAAATGGAGGTAACCAACAATGACCATGTCGATGCGTATTGCGTCGGTGTGGATGTGGATGGTCACACCACTGTCCACTAGGTTACATTAAAGAGTATTGGCAAAAAGGTGCTTTATCGAGTTTAGCTGTGGGGAGAATGTCAATTGGGTGAAAGCATGAGCGGCGAACCAAAAGTAATCACTTCCTTTGAGGAAGCACCGCAATCGTTCGCACTCGCGAAAAGAGAGTGACTTCTTACGATGCAATTCTTACGAACATTCGGAAAGCCCAGCAAGAGAAGCAAATGCAAAGCATTGAGAAGGAGCAGTCGCTCCGACATCGAGAAGTATTCTCCGGAGGTCATAATGCGGTAAGAAGCAAAAAGCAAACGGATGCACTTCTCAACGAGGATGTCTCGAAGCTCTCTAATGCCGATATTGAGAAGGTCCTCACTTTTATCCGCACAAACGCCGAGACTTTCCGCCAAAAGCTTCGTAAGCTGTACATAACCCAGCAGAAAAAGCAAATCGACGTCAAAAAAACGATTGAGAAATCCGTCCAGTGTGATGGCGAGATTGCACGACTGTACTACAAAAAGCCGATAAAATCCAAAGCAAATGTCGTGATGCTGGCGGATATTTCCGGGTCATGCCGCGCTATGACTTCTCTCGCTCTGACGTACATGGGTCTGATGAGGGAAGTATTTCCCGGTGGCTGCCACCTGTTCGTTTTTGTGAACCACTTAGTTCCTGTTGACCGTTATTTCTCAAATGAGAACGTAACATCCGCTGTGGAGAGCATCAACAAGAGCGTTCCAAGCCGAGGTATCTACTCGAACTACGGTGTGCCTCTCAAAGAACTGCGCTACAACAATACCGGCATCATCAACAAGGATACCACTATTGTCATGCTGGGGGACTGCCGAAATAACAAGAACTATTCTGGCGTGGAAGAGGTCGAATGGCTCTCTAAGCGGGCATCCAACTTCTTCGTTCTGAATCCCGACCCGCTGAACAAGTGGGGACAAGGGAACTCAATCGCCGACCTGTACGCCAAGAGTGGGGCGACGGTCTGCCGGGTAAGTTCAACGCAGAATTTGCTGACTTTCCTGCAATCTGCCGGAACCACAAGGCATTTTTGATGCGCTTGCCCCAACCACTAGATATGGTGGTATCTTAATGTTTGTTTACAATTTAGACACTATATATTGTGTCTTTTCATTGACCGGATACCACATATATGGTATAATACAATTGTTCTCAGGAAGAGAAACGGCTCCTGAGACATCAAGGTTTTCCTTTCCCCAATCTTGGTCGCATGGCTTCATTTGAGCTGACACAGGTGAAGCGTGAAAATCATCCGTTTCATAGTAATATCCTTCCTTTCATACCTCTTTATTTCCCATTTGGCGCGGGTAACTCCGCGCCAGCCGTCCAAGCAAACAGCCTCCACGCGGCGGACGGTGGGCAACAGATGTTTCCGTGTTCCGGGCATCTGGCTAATGTTTGTATTTGCGGGTTTAGCTCAGCTGGTAGAGCAACTGATTTGTAATCAGTCGGTCATCGGTTCAAGTCCGATTTCCAGCTCCAGACGCTATCCGTTGGATGTATCGAAATCACATGATACGATGCTATACACAACATCTGGCGGACAGCATGCCACCCATTAAGGCGGCCTCCTCGTGGCGGGTGGCGGACAGCGGCTCTTGCGGCTGCTGACGAATGTCTTAGAAGCATGCAAACGTACGAGCATCCCCGTCAAGTCGGGGCGCATCCAGACGCGACACAGCCGTAAAGGCGAGATTGCTGCACGGCAACTGGTAAGTTTCGCCGCGGTCTCACACACAGCCCAACGACAACCGTTAACCCGATTTGACAGGGAATCAACGACAGGGCTCAAAATTTGAAGTTGACCAACACCCAAGCGCTTTCTTGGATTCTCGCGTATCGTCAACGATGAGGTTCGCAAGATTGTCAGGTGGTGTGAAGATGACATCCGGGGATGACGACCTACTAAACGGATGTCATGGCGGGGCTAAGTGAGGGTTCACCCGCAATCTTATGCAGGTATCGTATAACGGCTAATACTCCGCCCCTCCAAGGCGGAGACGCGGGTTCGACCCCCGCTACTTGCTCCACACGTCGCAGTCACCGTACGCCACGACGTTAAACTTGGTGAGCATGGTCCACATGTGGTCCGCTGTCCGAATGCCAATGGACAGCCTATAAAAGAATAGGCAAACAGGTGCTGTGCCTGAGAGTATTCGAGAGTCCCGGTGTCAGTCGCGAATGAGGCCGGAAAACGGCGGGGAGGGTACAATACAGAATCCGTCGACGTGGCTGCTGAATGGTACTGGAAGAAAGGGTTGGCTGCCCTGATTGCGGGATGATAACCAGTATAAAACATCCTAACATGCCTGATTAGCTCAGTTGGTAGAGCAGCGCATTCGTAACGCGCAGGTCGGCAGTTCGAACCTGCCATCAAGCCCCATCACCAAATTAAGCGATAATAGGAAGGAGATGAATTCTATGGAACAGACAATTATCAATGTTGAAGGTACGACTACCATAGAAACCGCTGCAGCGGCAAAAAAGCTGATTGAAATGTTTGGCAACCGGAACATCCGCGCCATCGCTGTCAACCGTGTAAACGACAAGAGCGACGAGGTCATTGTTGAACTCGATTTCGTTCCCGGTTTGGCACCGCATCTGCACGGCTTCACGCTTCAGGTTAATGGCTTGAGCTGTGGTTATGCTGGTACTGGTCCTTCCAATCTGTATGAAGTCCTGCAGGCGGCTGGCGTGAGTGAAGCTCAGGTAGCACGCGAGGACATCACTCAGAAGAGCACAAAAACCATTCCTCTGCGCCTGGAACGCGCCGTGACTCAGTACGGCGACTTCCAGTTTGCGTAACGCTATTTGGCGGGCTTGACCCGCCATCATGGAGGGATAGCTTAGCTGGATAAAGCACCTGCCGCAAAGCAGGGTATCGATGGTTCGAGGCCATCTCCCTTCTCCATCCAGACACCCTTTCGCTTCCTTCCGCCAAAGGTATCTGGGGTATTGTACTGCATTGCGTGTAGTACGGCCAATCAGGCGCGGAACTCCGAAACCATACCACGAAGAATTTTATCCTCTCCGCGCAGCATGGACATGCGATTTTACGGGGATAAATTCAAACCGAAATTGTGTCGAGTGGCGAAGACGGTTGCGGCACTGGCGAAGCACATATCTGCTTCGTCAACCATCCATGAGAAAGCCTCCACGCGGCGGATGGTGGGCAACGCAGCAAAGCTGCGGCTGATTTCTCCTTAAATCGGTATCTGAATAAATGCAGATAGATAATCACAAAAAAAATTAAAAGAACAAAGGAGTACACAGCATGAGCAATCAGAAAATCATGAAAGCAATCGCAGGGATTGCAGCAGCCGGTATGATGGCAACTTGTCTGCCTGTCGCAGCGTTCGCAGCCACCGGTGACACCTACCATTTCTCTTTCAGCAATGGTTCTTCCCAGGACCTGGCTCCGGGCGGCTCTATGACGTTCCCGGCAAGCAAGTATGACTACGGTTACTGGATTACCCTGCAGGGCCACGGCGGCTACACCTACAACTACTATCCCGGCGACACTCTGCCGTACGATGCAGTTGACCAGTGGTTCACCGCTGACGGCATCACTTCCTGCTATGCGGCTGAGGGCAATCCGCGTTCCATCACCATCAACTACCAGATTGACGGCAACACGGTGCTGACCGAGACTGACACCGCCACTTTCCCGGGCAGTGTTGATGGTCAGAGTGTTGAAGCCTGGACCACGGATTCCGGTGATACTTACACCGCATCCAGCAAGAGCCTGAACCATGACCGCCTGTTCTACTACCTGGGCGACGACATCCACGACAACGTCCTGACCCTGAAAGCCACTTCTGCATCCACTCCCGATGACGGCAAGGATGACAACAAGGGCGACAATACCGGCGACAGCGGCACCACCACTCCCGATGACAAGGGCGACGTAGTGGCCCCCGATAAGGACAACACCGGTAAGGACAACACTTCTACCGGCTCCAACAAGGGCAACGGTACTACCACCACTACTCCGACCGCTCCTCGCAAGAACGTTGAAGTCTCTGAGCACGGTGAAATTGCCGCCGCTATTGCCAATGGCACCTGGGGCAATGAGTACACCGTCTGCACCAGCTGCGGCTATCACAACTGGACCCGCAAGGGTAACGTTTACGTCTGTGACCATTGTGGTCACGAAGTTCTGACTGTCAAGGGCACTGATGGCGTCAAGGGTTATGCTGGCACTCTGGCTGGCAATGAACCCCAGTACGCTTCTACCTCTGAAGCTCAGGCTGCTGCTGAAAAGCGTGAAGCCGCTTATGCCGCTTCCATCGCTGCTCTGCAGGCACAGGTTGCCGCTCGTGAAGCTGCTTATGCCGCTTCCCTGGGCATCCACTAATTTGCCATCCTCTAACTAACGGTAATCGATAGTTTTTTCTCCTTGCTGTGGGGCGGGATTTCGGTCCCGCCCCATCCTTTTGTGGTCAGATGTCCGAGTGGTTTAAGGAACTGGTCTTGAAAACCAGCGACGCCGCAAACGTCCGTGGGTTCGAATCCCACTCTGGCCGCCATGTTTGCCGGGGCTTCCCGGCTTTTTTGTTTTTGTGAGCAACACAAGGCAACAGATTGCTATATCGAATAGGGTTATAATTGAGAGCCAGAAAACCTGCAGGCTTGCCTGTGGGATGAATGGCTCTTTTTGATTTTTTGTAAAATATTCGTTGAGCAGTTTGACTGACGGCACAGAATACATACATAATATATGTATGAGGTGATATAGTTGGCAAAAAAATCAAGCGTACAAGTGAACATTACGATTCCTTTAGAGTGGAAGCAGTCTGACATTGAGATGGTTGCCAAAGCCAGAGCTTGGGCTGTTAAGGCTCATGCCGGGCAAAAAGACAAGGCGGGGAAGGATTACTTCAAAGCGCACGTTACGGTTGTAGCAGAAGGCGTAAAAGGTGACCCAATAGCCGAGGCTGTGGCATTTCTGCATGATACGGTCGAAGATACGTCCGTCACAATAGAAGACATCAGAACGGGGTTTCCAAAAGAGGTTGCTGACGCTGTGAGTACGTTGACCCATAGCAAGGGTGTATCGTATGCTGAATATCTTTGGTATATTCAGCAAAATTCTATTGCTGTCAAAGTAAAGCTCTCGGACCTGCGCAGCAATATGGACTTAACCAGGCTCCCTCACACTCCAACTGAAAGAGACTTGGAAAGAACCAGAAAATACAAGCGGGCATATACGATACTGTCATCGAGAGAAGATATAAGCGCAGTTAATCCGTATGCACTGTACGACTACTTGCTGGCAAACAACTGGAGCGTCAAAAGGAAAAGCATGAGGACTCTCGTTCTGGAAACAACGAATGGTTCTGCTGAAATCAAGGTGCCTATCGACCTGGCTTTGGCTGACTATGAGTCCAGGATGGCTGAGGCTTTAAGCGAGTTGTGTTCGTGTGAGGGCATACCGTTCTCGAATGCAATAGCGCGGATTGCTGCTTGGAGACCGGTCAAACAATGAGCGCGGGCCTGCCATTATTTTTACGAAAAGCCTTGACTTTGGCTTTTACATATTGTATAATTAAGACGCTGAATTTGATGAAAGGAAAACTGCACGATGTTTGCTGCCATGATGAACAAACAGAACAAATTGCAAAAGCTGTGGAGCAATTGGAATCTCTTCGGCTGTTTTTGTGTTGTCTGTTTGTGCAAATCATAGTACAGTGATGGTTGAATAAAATCAGCCAAGTATCGGTTGTTTTCCGCACTCTGCACGATATGAGCACCTGTCAGACACACAACGCCTGATGGGTGCTTTTTTGATGCAGAAAATCAGAATCAGGTCACTCTAATGCCGCTGGAGTGAATTCCAGCCAAGCTTATTAAAGTGTATGCTATTATACATAATGTATATTCGAGGATTCGCCAAACGGTAAGGCATCAGGCTTTGACCCTGACAACGGTTGTTCGACTCGACCATTCTCGGCCAACGCTCACTTTCATGCGCATCGGAAGTGAGATTCCTCAAAGCTGTGTTCCCGTAAGCATGGCACGGAAGATGCGCGACAAGTGCTCGTAACTCAATCGGTAGAGTACCCGACTTTTAATCGGGGTGTTCGGGATTCGATTTCCCGCGAGCGCACCATGCCCGGCAGAGCATTATCTGCCACTTTTGTGGGTGTATAGCTCAGTAGGCAGAGCGGCGGACCGTTAATCCGTTTGTCGCAGGTTCAAATTCTGCTACGCCCGCCATAAGCTCCTCTGGTGAAATTGGCAGACACAGTGCGCTCAAACCGCACCGTTTTGAGGGTTCGAATCCCTCGGGGAGTACCATGTCCGGCAGTACAACAACTGCCATTTATGGGTTGTTAGCTCAGCTGGTAGAGCAACGGACCGTTAATCCGTGGGCCGCAGGTTCAAACCCTGTACAACCCGCCATATGCTCCAGTGGCGAAACTGGCAAACGCGGCGGCTTTAAGTCCCGTTTTACTCTGGGTTCGACTCCCAGCTGGAGTATCTATATAGGGGTGTAGCTCAAGTGGTAGAGCAGCGGTCTCCAAAACCGCTTGTTGCATGTTCGAGTCGTGTTACCCCTGCCACAATAAGAAAAGCCGTCCTCACATAAGAGGCGGCTTTTTGTTTTGGAGAGTATACAGACCAAAAAACTAAACCACAAGTTGATTGCAAATGTGCAAAAACATGCTATAATAATATCAGAACGAAACGAAAGGAGATACCCCAAAATGCTGTGCAACACTGTTAATGTAATGTCGTATGAGTATAGTTATGAATCTGAGTTCAGCTCTTATGAACGCAGTTTTATTTCTCATACTGCTCGACAGGCAAAAACAGACCATGTACAGATGCGGTGCGTCTTCTAAGCGATAACTGCATTTTCACACGCTGCTTGTCGAGATTTCGGCAGGCAGCTTTTTTGTTGCCTGCAATACAGAAAGGCAGCAAAAAATGAACGTTCCAACCATTGATATCCAGCAGACAGGTGCCAATATCAAGGCCCTGCGAAAGGCAGCAGGCATCAAGGTGAAGGATGTGGCAGACATGCTCGGTGTGTCTCCGCAGGCGGTTGCTAAATGGCAAGCCGGAACAGCGCTTCCCACCATCGATAACCTTGTGATATTAGCAGCAATGCTCGATACGAAAATTGATGACATCCTTGTCATCGCATAAACCCTCGCCGCAGGATTGCGGCTTTATATGGCCCGTTGGACGAATTGGTAGAGTTGCCGCCCTTTCACGGCGGAGATTATTGTGGGTTCGAAACCCACACGGGTCACCATCTGCTTCTGTAGCTCAGTTGGTAGAGCAGCGGTCTGAAGAACCGCGTGTCGCTGGTTCGAATCCAGCCGGGAGCACCATATGTGCCGGTATGCAAGTGGTTAAAGCAAACGGTCTGTAAAACCGCTCCGTTACGGTTCGCTGGTTCGAATCCAGCCCGGCACACCATAAGGCCCCTTCGACAAGTTGGTCCAAGTCGCCAGCCTCTCAAGCTGGAGTCGGCAGTTCGAGTCTGCCAGGGGTCATACAAGCACCTATGTCAAAAAGGTGCATCATGCAGAGGTCGCCTAACGGTAGGGCAGCAGCTTGCTAAGCTGCCGTGGCGGAAATCGCGGCATGTGAGTTCGAATCTCACCCTCTGCGCCATCTGCTTGCTTGTTCGAGTGGTTGATGAAATCGGTCCAGAAAACCGACGATGGGAGACTGTCCGAAGGTTCGAATCCTTCAGCAAGCGCCACTGCCCTCATTCTGTGCGGTATCCGTGCAGGTGAGGGCTTTTTCTTTTGCTTTTCGCTTCGAATTTCGGACTCGAATGGCGTTAATGGTCGGATATTCTTGATTATACATGCCCTTGCTGTATGGCAAATAGCTCCAAACAGTATTGGTTTTTACACCCAATTCTTCTGCAATTTCAGGAACTGACATACCGTTCGCACGCAGCTTCCCGATTTTTTCTGATGTTTCATCTGACCAGGCCCCGGCCGTAATCAGTATTTTGCGCACTTTCTGCAATGAGATGCCTGCACGTTTGGCAATGGTTCTTCTAGGTATACCTTGCTCATGGAGCCGGAGAACCGTCTGCATTGTCGCGTCCATCTTGTTAGTACCTCGCCGTTATCGATTTTTGTATTGCCCTAATTGTTGTACTTTAATCATACAGCAAAGCAACAAAATTGTCCAGGAAGCAAAAGTGCCTTCATTTGCCACTGATTCATCCGTTCGGAACGATATCGAAAACACCTTGATATTATTCCGATGCAATATTCCGATAAGCTGACTTTGTTCCGCAAATTGTGGATTGGATTCCTACCAAAGTTTGAAAGCAGAATGTTTCATCTATAGTTGCAAGGCTTTGGTGAGGACGTTCACGGAATCAGTCCTTGACACCTCCCACGATTGAAATCGTGGGATTCCCCGGCCTTCGTTTGGTAAATCTAACGGCAGGATACTGCTCAAAGGTACAAATCCTTCAGCAAACGTCACAATCTCCAAAGTCAGCGATTGTTCGTAAATTTATGGGGGACTGCTTTCTTGTTTAGCACCACAATTTGTGATATAATAGCGAAAGAAAACAATGAATAATGGAGTGCCATAAAATGCAGAAATACGATTTCATCAAGAAGCAATATACGCCGTACACCCCACCTCAGAACGGGCATTGCGACATCATGGTTCATGCCAACGAAGAACTCAATTGTGCTGCGTGCGGACGTACCATCAACGAGCACAACGCATATACGTCTGCGGCCATCCAGAACGATATTGGCATTGGCTATCTGATTTGCAAAAGCTGCTATGAGCACGAGCTCGAAATCAGAAAAGCTGTAAAATAAGGGTCCAGCCGCCTCCATAAGGAGGCAGCTTTTTTGCTTGTAAAAATATGTATAAACTGTTACTATTTAGCGCTTTCCGTTGTGAGAAATTGCGAATCGCGGTATAATGAAAGGGTAAAAAGTGAAAGGATTTTTGCCGTATGTACATTGATTTCACGAGCAAGCAGTACTTCTTCATTCTGCACGCTCTTGCTGTTATGATAACGTTTTATAGCAACGATTTTTCCTCTATCTGCAAAGAGGTTGGAGAGGCTTATGGAGCAAGCGAAGCAGACATTGCAAGTGCTTGCGCTGCTCTGACAGCTGTAAACGTAACGGCACCTGTCAAAAGTTTATCTAACAAGTGCAGCGACATTCTGGAAGATATACTGCATCATGCACGGGAACTGCCGGGAAAGGACGCTCCATATAAATACAGTGTTAGCTTAGATGTCTCTTCCTGGAAAGCCGTTGCCGATGCGTTGGATACATACTCTCGTGTTTTGATGGGTCAATTTGGCGTCATCTATGAAGCACTTGATATTTCTGGTAACGATGAGCAGCACCTTCAGGCGTACCATGATGCCCGCTGGAATGGAGTAGGTATCATTGAAACCCGAGACCTTCTGATTCCACAGCTTAAAAAGATTGGCGTTGGCTGGAACGGAAACTTTGGTATTTCCAATTCAGGACTCGCTTATAACAGCAAACTGGCATATGAGATTCTCAAGACAATTCGATACGCGACAGAGAAACGAGATAGCTCCGTTCTGAAAGTCACAGACGAGCCATTGCCGCGTGCTGAAGGTTCTTCCCAAATTAGAGCACTGTAATTAGATTGGAGGTTTTCCGGGGTGGGCGACCACATCATTTCTTTCTTCGATATCTGCGCAATGCGCGGTCAGCTGGTTTTGGCAAAGGCACCGTCCATCCCGGCTATCAATAACAAAACTGTGTATTGTACCGGCGCTCACAAACACGGAGAGGACCGCTGCATTGTCCTTGACGGCGAGGAGTACAGCCAGATTTTTTTTGTTAAGGGCTGGACCAACGCGATGCCAAAAACAAACGAAGCTAAAAAAGCCACTTGCACAAATGTGCGAACCGCCTAAAATAATAATTGCATAACAGATACCATCACTCACCTCCTAATTGAACATTAAATTAACAATCTGTCATGCACAAGTAAGCAGACTCTCTTTTGAGGGCCTGCTTCTTTTTTTGTATGTATTGATTAGAAACAAAAATATTTCAGAAAGGATGAATACTATGACCACAAATACCAAGAACAGCTTTACCAGGTTCGCGGCTGCCGCAAAAGATTGCTTCTATGTGAATTCTTTTCGCGCAGACTTAGTTCAGTGCGACAGGGCCTTGAAAATGGACGGCGAAATGCACGTCGAAGCGGAATGCTGGATGAACATTTTTGATGCCCTGGACGATAACGACATCAAGATGTATGTCGATAACGAATACCGTCCCGGACTTTTGAACCCGTTCCATAAATGGTGACGCTCCAAAAACAAGTCAATAACCAACAACTAAAGTCGTGGGCTTGCGTCAGTAAGGAATCCCACCAAAAATAAAAAATACCCGAAGTGTGAAAGGAGCATAACAATGCTTAATTCAAATATCAATAAAGCCCTTGAAATCAACTCGAATAAAGCCGTTCTTCTCAGCATCAAGAAGCAATGGCTTGAAAAAATTCTGAGCGGAGAAAAGACTATTGAGGTCCGAAAAACTATGCCGTGGGAAATTAGCTATCCTTTTGTAGTATTTTGCTACGAAACCAAAGCTAACGGTGGTGCTGGAAAAGTGACTGCCGCATTTGTTTGCCGTGACATCAATACACTCGATTGCCTGCGTGAGCTTCCGGCATATGCTATTGGCACGGAAGTGACCGAAAAGACCGCTCAATTCGTGAAGGACAGCTGCCTTACCGCAAATGAGCTGATTGCATACGGCAATAAGTCCGGCACTCTTTATTGCTGGAACGTTTCTGATGTCCAATCTATGGATATGTCGCTACGAGAGCTCGGCGTTAAGCGAGCACCACAGTCCTGGATGTATCTGCGGATTCCCGATAACAAGACGTTCTGAACGATGTCTGTTTGGGCTGGCTACGTGTACAAGCCAAACAAAATATCAACTACACGATAAAAACACACTCGAATGAATGATTCATCGTGCGAACAACGCAGACTCTCGATATTGAGGGCCTGCTATTTTTTATTTCAGGAGGAAAAATCGATGATTCTCTATCATATCATGGCAGACACCGGTTACTTGCCGGACGATGTCATTCCACAGATACCAACGAATCGGATAAAAGGGGAAAACCAAGAAATCCCAAGAATTTGTCTTGGGCATACCCTTGACGACTGCCTGACCAGCATCGGCATTGCGCATTTTGTCTCCAAGTTCCTGCTCGCTGAACTGCGTCAGAACAAAAAATACTCCAAGGACATGCCGTTACCGTTCATTGTCCGAATGTACAACATCAAGGACGAAGACCCGAATCTCTTGACCGAGGAAGAAACACAGAAATATGTGGCGGATTCTGTCGTGACCAGCGAATGCTGGCTCACAAGATACGAGAAGCCCGTCAAAATCCAGAAACTTTGGCTTGTGGGCGGCGAAGTTGTTCTTTGGCCCTATATCGTTGACGGCGTCGTGTACGATTACCCAATCGTCCGTAACTCAATTTGGACAGAAATCAAAGCATTGCCGGACCCGGAATTCCAGAACCAAATCAAGGATATCACTCAGAAATGGCTCAATGAAGCCTAAAAAAGAAGAACCTCAAAAACTCTTGCACATCCTTGCGAATTCCATAGTATTAAAGTTGTACGACAGATAACATCTACTTTGCACACCGCGTGCTCGTACAATTCATAATTCTGTTCTCATTCAAGGCAGACTCATCTTTATGATGGGCCTGCCTTTTTTGTTTTCAGGAAGCCGTCATCCACCCATTTTAACAGCGACTGATAAGGAGGTCCGCTATGTCTATTTCCAAACATTTTACTCCGAAAAACACCCGCTTCGCCATCTATGCCGGTAACCCAGGTTTTTCCGGCATGGTTATCTGCTTCGATTTTATCGGGTATGTTAAAGCCCCAACGCTCAGCGACGCCTATGATGCAGCGTATCGGTATCTTGCCAACAGCGGATATACCGCCATCGTAGTTCGTGAAGCATGAAGTTTTTCCAACAACCGAACATCTATCACATCCCGCCGGACAGTTATTGTCGGCGGGAACTTTATTTGAAGGAGTAATCACAATGAACGACAAATTGAAATTCTATGCCGGAACCATCGCTTTCATGCTCAGCGTTATCACCATTATCGGCTGCATAGCCTGCTTTTTCTCGACGCCTGCGTATGCTGCGCCGGTAAAGACAGCTGACGATTCCGATATCGAGTATGTCACGCCGTTGGAGGTTCACCTTCGGGAGCTCAACGCTCAGCCGCCTTTCGCGCCGGTACTGCCTGTACCTGAACCGGAAACGACTGAGACGGAGCCTGAATCTGAGCCCTCTGTAGAGACGGCAGAGACTGCGGTGGAACCTGCAGAAGAACCTGTGACGAACACGATTCCGCAGAACCTTTCTGACAATGAGTACGCCATCTACACAGCATTGCGGGATGTGGGTCTTTCCAAGGCCGGTACTGCTGCAGTAATGGGCTGCATGACAATGGAGAGTGGTCTTAACGCTTCAGCCGAAAACCCTTCGGATGGCGGCTATGGGCTTCTGCAATGGACGCACGGTCGCAAGACGAATCTCTTGAACTGGTGCTATGCATCGGGTCTGGATGCAAGTTCCGTGTCCGGTCAGGTCCAATTCTTTGTCCATGAGCTCAATGCCACCTACAGTCAGGCAGCTGGGTACTCGTATCCGGTATACGAGACACTCACCACGAGCGACAGTGTAGAAGATTGTCTTGCGATGTTCTTCTCGCACATGGAAGCCGGTGTGAATGTTCCTATCTCGTCCAGCAAGGTCTATTGCGGGAATCTGACGACCTTACAACTCTACAACAAGCGGCTAAACGCTGCTTACAAGTATTTCTAAAAAATGAGGCGATTTACTATGACAAACACTGCGTATAAGACTCGAAAACTACTGTCTATGCTCTCCAGCGCTGAGAAGGAGAACGACGGTCTGATGCTGACGCATAACCTGCAAAACATGCAGCGCAACGGCAAGCAGACGGGCTGTTACGGACACATCATGAATATCCTGAACGGAAAATGCGTGTATGTGACCACAGAACGGTCCTGCTATCAGCCGATTGCCGACAAGAATATGGTTCGCTATGCCGCCGATATGAAGGATTACTCCTCTGTATCGCTCGGTGCCAAGGGCCGCAACCAGTTCGTTACCAATGATGAGTTGGTCGGAAAAATCGTTGACATGCTTCGCTAACCGGAGCAAGAAAAGGAGTATCGCCATGAACAGAATCATCTATACCATCTTCAAAACCTTAGCCGCCCTGTTTGTTCTCTTCATCATCCTGAGCATCAGTGCTTTGGCACAGTCTTTCACGCTGCGCAATATAGCGCTGCTCGTGTTCAGTGTCATCTGCCTGAACAAATGCTGCGGCATCCTGTTAAACTAAGGAGAAAAAATCATGAAGAATAAATACAAAGTTGTTGCCTTGGTTCCTTTGGAGTTCTCTGTTGAGGGAAACTCCGATTCCAAAGAGGCAATCGAATCCGTCAAAAACATTTTCAAAGCGTGTCGGGATGATAACGACTACGCGGACATCGTTTTTGATGGTATCGAAGAGTCACTTCGTCACGACAGTATCGAGTACAAAGTTGAAGCCGCCCAGCCTGAACCTGAGTTGAAGGCAAATTCCGATATCCGTTCTGTTGCCTCCGATATCTGCGACGTCTTCGAAAACTATCTCGATGAAAACGGTGTCTGTATTGTGTGTGACGATGCAGACGAGGAACAAGACCGAAAAGCAAACGAAAGCGGCGCAATGTTGTATGGCATGGAATATTGGCATCTTGTCGAAGATATCGAGTTCCGTGTGAAGCATATAAATGCACAATACAAGCTGTTCACCGTCTTTGATATTATGGAGGCATTTGATAAACTTCTCATTTCCAAAAAGCTTGGTGACTTTGTACCGAGCGGCGAAAATCGTTACCGTTTGTATGAAAAAATCCTGAGCTGTCTGCGCTCTGTCAGGGAGGAATTGTAATGAGTACGAAAGGTTGGAACAGTCTGAAACCCATTACGACCCCTGACCAGATGTCCGCGCCGATTCATTGGAACCCAATGAACGAGGATTGGAAAATGCGGCTTACCAAAAGCCAGATTTACAACACCTCTTCTGGTTTCGATACTCAAACGCTCGATGCTATGAAGAAGCTGCATGACAAAATCCTCACATTTGGCGGGGATGAAGTCTGCATGACGATGTTCGATGAAGATGCACCAAAAATCCTTGAACGCGGCCGGTTCTTTTATGGCAGCAGCTATATGAGGAAAGGCCAGGATTGCCAGTGCCATTACAATTCTGCACGGCTTTGGTATAAAAACAAAGACCGGTGCTTTATTGCAACGGGCTATGCTCTTTCCGAAGACGGGCTCTGGCGCTGTCATTCCTGGGTCGTTCAGCCAATGGCACGCACCGTTCGCGTGTGGGAAACCACCGTCAAGCGTGTTGCCTATTTCGGCGTGGTTTTGACCAGCGAGGAATGCGAAGACTTTGTCGAGAACAACACATAACAATTGGGGAGGTTACCCAACATGGGTGAACAACTACATTTCAGTATGGATGGTGAGTTCCTCACCGCCATTGCACGTGACTGGTTCTGGAATATGGACAAGCCGTATAAAAAGTGTGAGGAGCTGCTGCTCTCTTGCATGATGGGTGGCAACGAGGAAGAAAAAAGGCATGTTTGCCAGGACATTATCGAAGGCCGGAAAAAACTTGTTGGTGTCAATGAGTTTGAACTTGTCGATGACAATGTTCATGTTCGTTCCCTCGGGCAGAAGGTTGAGGAGCTTCAACACAAGATGCTGGTCAATCAAATTCGTGAGGATATGATTGCACATCCGCTCAATTATGTTGACCGCTTTGCTATGACTGATAGCTATGAAACGCTCTGCACCAATGCAAAACATCATTATATCGATTGCAGCTATGACGGTATCAAGTGCTTCCTCTATGGGAAAACGGGTTATTCTGATGCATTCAACAACGGTGCATGGCTTTTTACCCACCCAGACCTTGTTGCAGAATTCAATGGCGAACCGCTTCCTGAGCAGGAATCCAACCCGGAATTCTACAAAACCGATTTTTGGACCAAGCTTGCCTCTTGGATTGAAGCAAACATGAAAGGCACATCCGTTGAACGCCGTCAGCGACTGTACAACAGCTATATCAGTGATAGACCCATTCAGCATCAGCTGACCGAATATGGTCTGATTGCTCCCGATGGCACCTGGTATGCCTGCGAGTTTGGCGAGCACGCTGCCCTGGCTGGCCGCATCATCATGCGCAATCGAGAAGCGTTTGGTCTTTCTGACCATGAAGTTCTCAATATGGCGTATGACTGGAGCGGCAAGGGTCTCGATTTCCTATATAAACGCGGTTGGATTGCCATTCGTAATCCTTCGATGGGCAATACATTCCTCGATATGGATGAGACCAAAACCGCAACAAAAGCTCAAGTAAATACCATTTTTGACTATATTTCTAAATTCAACCGCTATGACATGAATATTTCTAAAGTTATGGTTGACTAAAAAGGAGATTTTATTATGACTTCCAATATGACTATGACCGCTATTTTCATCTGTGATTTCCTGAAACTCATCGTGAAAAGCACGGTGAAGCATTACACCGAGGATTTCAAGCTGGACATAAAGATTTTCAAGCGCTATGCAAAAGAAGCACAGGAAACTGGAAAAGCGGTGCCAATGCTCTGGTTCTGCCGTTACAACGGAACGTATCTTTGTCTCGAAGAAGATGCTTACAAAGTAGGTACTTCGATGTTCAATACATTCAAGTACTACGATGAAAATACGGAAGATGAAGCTCGAACCATTAAGGCTTTTCTAGTCACCGTTACAGGGATGGAAGAGAGAAAGCCTATCGGCTGTATCACTCCTATCAACTATAAGGGCGAATGTGACCGCATCCGTCATTACGCGGTTCCGTCCCATAACGTTGAGGTAATATACAAGAATGGCACGCTCATTCAGGAACGGGAAGTCTTTGATAAATATCCAATCGTGAAGCACCCGAAGTTTGGTACGATTCGGGAAGCCAAATTCTTGGCCGATGACCCCGATGCTCTTGATTATGCATTGCACATGGCTCGCAATGAGAGAAAGGCAGGGTGACAGCCATGAAAACGATGGTTACATTGACTCACGAAGAAGCCCAAAGCTATTTGGCGTACGCTCTGATTTGCGAAACGATGGAAGGAGCCTTTTGGAATTCCGGACGCCGTCGCAGACTATACAGCAAGACGTTTACCGAAGCCGAACAGAGGCAGATTCCCCGCATCAAAGCCACTGCTCACAAATGGTGTTTGGTTACTGGTGTTCCTGAAAAGGTACGCATGAGATACAGCACCTATTTGCTGTGGCAGAAACTCGCGATGTTCTGCGCTGAAATTTAATTTTTCATTACCGCTGCCCATTTGGGTGGCGGTTTTTTGTTGCGGATTTATGCGAACGGCCTATAATCAAAAATGTACGATAGATAACAGTTATTGAAAAGGCACCCTGCCCTTCGCACACTTAACAATGCGCTTTAGGCGAACTTCCCATTTGGGTGGTTCGCCTTTTTGCGTATAAAAGAAAGGAAATAATCAAAATGAATGAGTACGAAGCAACAATACAAATCAACCCAACCGACGATATCAAGTTCATACTTGAGGAGTCCGGCTGCTATGAGTCTGAAATTGAAATGATGAAGGCCGGTGGCACCTATGATGCGTTTGTCAAGCGTGTCTATGATGCCATCGACTGGTCTCATTTGTTTGAGCGTATTGCTCAGATGGAAAACGATGCCATCACGGCAGCTATCGACAAATTGTCTGATAGCATGATTTGATTGTTAGGAGGTAAATACTATGTACGTTCTCATTAAAAACCAGGAAGGCGAAAGCATGAACTTGCTTTCCCAGAATACCGATTTCAACGCTCTACTGGCAGCTATGAAAACTGACATTGAGGCAGAGTACGAAAAGGCAACAGGTTATGCGATTGACCTTGACGAGGATTCCGGCAGCGATTATGAAGTCGGTATCAACGTTGAGGACAGTGCAGCAGACGGTTTCTGCCTTGCGTCCGGGTATATGTACGGCGCAGACAGCAACTTTGACTGGGGCATTTTCAAAGTAAAGTCTCAGAAAAACAATGTTGCAGCGAAACCCTACATTGGCTTGGATATGAACAAGTTCTTTCGGCAGAAAATGCTGCTGATTGACCTCTCGGCAAAAGTAAAGGACCTCGGCTATGACCATCTGGCCGATGAGCTTTGGGGCGCAATCGGTGTCTTCGACGCTGTACAGGATTCAGCTGAAGGAGACGGTGTTTTCACTGCTCCGGAAGCGGATGAAGAAACCGGTCTGTTCCTTGACGATTTTTATAACGACGTTCTGGAAAAGATTCTGAACGCCGACAAGAAAAAGGAGGAAAAGTAAGCCATGAAACTCTACATCCAAGGCGAACACGGTAAGCTCCTAACTTTCACCCCGGAAGAAATCAAGGAAAAGCTCGGTATTCCATTCGATATCGCTGCTCTTGGCATCGAGGTAGATGATGGCGACACCACCATCAGGGCTCAGTCATACCCCAAATGGGATTATCAGAACGGGAACCCGCCCATCGACCTCTGCGTCAATGAAATGCAGGTTGGCTCACTGGCTATGCCGACGCCCAACATTCCGGCTCCCGTCATTTATCTTTATGATGAACAGGGGCAGGATGAATCGGATTGGTTTGCATGTACTAGCTTTGCACCCCGTGCATCTGGTGACGAAAGTTCTCACGTCGTCTTCTGTGACATGAGTTTTGGCAATGCGTTTGCTACCACAGACGTTTTTGTGAATCCGCGCAAGGGAATCCCTTTCGTGCAGTGTTCCACTGAGAATCAACTTTCTGATTTCAGGAAAGCTGATTCCCGTCAATAACCCACGACTGAAGTCGCGGGCTTGTGGAAACACGAGTCTGTGATTTCAGCTGCGCCCGAAAGGGTGTGTTGACTACCCTATGCGCATTAAGTTGCGCCTCGTTATAAGCGAATAGATAGTTACCGTGTGGCGTCAATCCTAACTGCACGCTCTAAGGCAACACATCAAAGAAATCTGAGGTAAAGACAACAGGTGTGGCTGCATTAAACCGCTTATAACTTTGGGGAAGGATTAGCTTCTTCGGAAGTAACTCCTCTTCGGAGGAGAGGATAGCTTATCATTAGCTGTCACACAAATAGAAAGGAGCATGGTATCATGCAATATGTGTATGTGCTTAACAAACACGGCGAGCCTTTGATGCCATGTTCCCCATGCAAGGCTCGCTTATTGTTAAAGCAGAAAAAAGCATGCGTTGTAAAACGCACACCGTTTACAATCAAGCTCCTGTATGGAAGTACAGGATACAAACAACCTATTACTTTGGGCGTAGATGCAGGCAGCAAGCATATTGGCATATCTGCTACCACTGAAAAGTACGAACTCTATCGCGAAGAGGCAACTCCACGCAATGATGTGGTTGATTTGCTTTCTGCACGCCGTGCTTTCAGACGCAACAGACGTAACCGCAAGACCCGTTACCGTGCGCCGCGTTTCGACAACAGAGTGCATAGCAAACATAAGGGTTGGTTAGCGCCATCTGTGGAGGTCAAGATTCAAGAACACATTACGCTTATCAAGCGAGTATGTCGTATCTTGCCTGTTACGCTCGTCAGAGTAGAAACAGCAGAGTTTGACACACAACGTCTAAAAGCAATGCTGGAAGGTAAACCTCTGCCGGTAGGCACAGATTACCAGCTTGGTGAGATGTACGATGAGTACAATGTACGCCAGTATGTGTTAAAGCGTGACAATTATACATGCCAGTGCTGCGGTGCGCATCCAACAAAAACAAAAGCTGTAAAGCTGCATGTGCATCATATCGAGACCCGTAGAACAGGTGGTAATGCTCCCAATAACCTGATTACGCTTTGCACAGCTTGTCATAAAGCTCTACACGCTGGAAAAGTAACACTTAACGGCAAAAAGCGTGGCAAGCCTCTCAAAGATGCAGCTTTTATGGGGATTATGCGTAAGACACTTATGGAACGCTTGCTTAAAGAGCTGAAGATTCCTGTACAAGAGACTTATGGCTATATAACCAAGTACTTGCGTGAGAAGCATAGTATTCCTAAAAGCCACACCAATGATGCACGCTGCATTAGCAAGAACCCATTGGCCATACCTTGCGATACTTGCTACTACACGAAGGCTATACGCCACCATAACAGACAGCTGCACAAAGCGACTATCCTTAAAGGTGGTATACGCAAGGCTAATCAAGCTCCGTACACCGTAAAAGGTTACCGCCTTTGGGACAAAGTATCCTATAATGGCTCAGAATGCGTTATCACAGGCAGACGAACTTCTGGATACTTCGCTCTTAAAAAATTGGACGGTACTGTTGTTTCTAATAGCGCGTCCTACAAAAAATTGCGGCTACTAGAAGTCGCAACAAATTATATTACAGAAAGAAGGTGAAGGGGCAATTCCTCCCATGACTGAAGTCATGGGTATCCTTGCCCAGCTCAATGAATAATATCTGACTCGTATCTTTGCGGTCGCTCCTTTTGGAGCGGCCGCTTTTTATTTTTAGTTTTCTTGCGCAAATGTGCGAGTCTCATAAAATAAAAATTAGGGAGGTGCTGTTTTGAAAATTCAGAGAATCATGCCTGCAACTACTCATTCCATGAAAGACGCGTTACCGCTTGGGACTATCCTGACGGTGAAAAATGTTGCAGACCAGAAATATATTGTGGTCGGCTATGACACAAGTTCTGTTCCGCACAACTACTATGCGGTTCCCTGGCCGCAAGGGTACATGGGTGAAGAAAATATGTACTTGGTAGGATTTGATGATATTGCGAAAGTTCTGTGTCGCGGCGGAATCAATGAGGAATCCAGAGTTTTCTTGCAGGCACTGGATGATGTGTTGAACGGGAGGTGACACGGTGACGGTAAAAGAGCTGAAGCATATGCTTGAGAACGCAGACGACAACGCTATCGTCGTTGTACAAAACAACTGGGCTCCGGCAGAATTCCTGAATGCCTCTGCTCGGAAGATGGTGCTTGTAAAAGCAAATGGCAAGCTCATGACGCCGAAATGGGCCGAGGCGTGCGGGTATATCTGCGAAGGCCCTGCTATGTCGGCAATTTTATTCGATTGAGGTGAGAAAAATCATGCCCGATAAAAAAGTGGCCACGCAGGCATCTGATGGACCCTGGGAACGCGAAACCATCATCACATTCAATGATGCGGAGAAGAAAGCATCCTACTACACCTGCAACAAAGCTCGTATGGAACAGCTAAAAGAGCTTGCCAAAGAGTACCCTGATGCTGTTAAAATCACGCGGGATGAGGACTGGTGTATGGAGGCAGATATGCCCAAGAAATGGGTCAAAATCAAGCCGCCTCGCAAGCTGACCGAAGAGCAATATGCGGAACTGGTCAGACGCGGCAAAGAACTTGCAGAACGGCAGCGGCAGCTAAAAAACGAAACGAAGGAATAAACCGGCTTCATATGCCGGAAGAGGAGAATATAAAATGTACAATTCTTACAGCGCATTGAATCTTTTGGGCGGTATGCTCTATACGGTGATTCTTCTGGTGGTAGCGTATTTTGTGCTCAAAATCGTCGCCAATTGGAAAATTTTTGAGAAGGCCGGGCAGCCTGGCTGGGCATCCATCGTCCCGTTCTACAGCAACTACATCGAATTCAACATTTACTGGGGGAACGGCTGGTTGTTTCTGATTCCGGTCGTGCTGAGCCTTTTGTCTGGCATCCCGCTGCTCGGCAATCTGTTCCTGGTTATTGCTCTCATCATCGGTGCTATCACCAATTACAAGAAAGCTGTTGCGTTCGGTGAAGGTATTGGTTTCGCGATTGGTCTTTGCCTTCTGAATCCGGTGTTCAACATGATTTTGGCTTTTGGTCATTATCAGTACCACGGTATCCCGCAGGATGGCTATTCTTATTCTCAGCTCAAGACCAAGTATGAGGAAAAGAAGGCTGAACAGCAGAACAACCCCAGTACTGTTCAGTACCAGGCCCCTGAAACTCCCAAGGAGCCGAGCCAGAATGTTCAGTATCAGACTCCGAATGCTCCTGCTGAAGTCAAGACCCCGCCGACTCAGCAGAATCAAAATCAGGACAATGGCTGATATTATCTGGGTCGTTGTGTTTCTCTGCGTTCTCATCGCGTCCTGCTTTGGAATGTACTATTTCCAGGGTGAGAACAAACAAAAATTTGTGTTTTGCTTTTTGCTGGTAGCATTATCTTTTGGAGTTCTTGCGTTTCGGCTTCTGGATATTGCATATACGGTGATTAACGCAGCAATCAAAGCCGCACAATGACCTTTTTGCAATTCTCAAACTGTTTTTTGGCAGACCTTCCAACCGAGGGCCTGCCTTTTTTATTGTTGCCAGGAGGAAAATCTATGAAAATCCGATTCTATACAAACAACAAAGAAGCTATTGTATTCGACCTTGAGGATATTTTGAAGCAGCTCAACATTGAAGAGCAGGTAGCCACTGTCGGCCTTGTCATTGAAAAAGACGAGGCCGAGGTTGAGGCAATCGCTCAGACAATACAAGACGATTATCCGAACATGTACCTTCAGGCAAAAGAATACGGGCGAAATCTGACCTTGGCTTGTGCGGAGCTTCCGAACCCTACTAACCCGGATATTGTAACCTACCTCTATGCGGGCGATGATGCTACGGAAACTGACAGTTGGATTGCGAAAGTGAACAACACAATTCGTGCGCAAGGGGATAACAGTGAACGGCTCATCCATATTGACTCGAATCTCGCTGCCGTGGTAGAAGCAAACGAAACGGAACAAGGATACTATGCTTCCACCGTGTCGCAGCATGACAAGGCCACAAACGAAATGCTGAGTTTTCGACAGATTGCAGAGTCGTTGGAAGCTGTTGGGGATAACTACAAGTACCAGAGCGCAAGCAACATTCTGACTGCAAGAACCAAAGCAGAAAGGAACTACATTGTCCGGCTTATCAAGATGTATTGCGACGATACCAAATACCTTTCCGGTGCTATGCCGCAAAGTGAGTACCCGTTCTGTGTCCAGAACGTTGACGCTCTGAACCAGCGTGATGCGCAGTGGTCCGAAATCAAAGAGTATCTTGCGCAGGACGAAAATCGCAACAAACTGGATGTGATTCTTGGCTTCGTGCCGGATGCGGAGAGCGACAAGACTCTAATTCTGCACAGCATTGAAGAAAAAGGGAAGGCCATGTCTGATTCTGAAATCGAAAAAGCATATAATTTGCTGTTTGGTGACTGTAGCAATGGATGAATAATCTTGCGCTTTCGTGCGAAACCCGTATAATTTAGCTTGTACGATAGATACCATCTACTAAGCACACTGTGTGCTCGTACAATTCACACTTCGCTTTTAGGCGGACTTCCCACACCGGGAGGTTCGCCTTTTTGCGTACAAAAAAGGAGTTTAACTATGGATAACGTATGGACAAATCTTGGCAACCGACTCGAAACTGCTTGGAAAAGACCAACAAGGCCCAACTCTAAACGCCCGAAAGACGGTGAAATCATCGACGAAGAGAAATCGGTGCGCTGGAACAGGGAAGAGGTCGTTCGCCGACAGAAAGCCTGGGATGCGGAATGCTCTCGGCTGAAGAAGGCGCAGAATGCAGAAATCGAACACATCTCGGAAGCTATCGAACTTCAAATTCAGGAAGACATCAAAGCCGAAACGAAACGCAGCATTTCCAAAAAGGCTGCAACTGTTCTTTGGCAAAAAGCCTACGACCGTGGCCACGCCTATGGTTTCGCTGACATCTACTGTGCCATCGAAGACTACGAGGAGCTGGTTGTTGCCGTACTCACAAACGCTCGTTGAAAGAAAGGAAAATACCATGAAGCTGAATGAATACCTCGCTAAAAATGCCGTCAAGCTGATGATTAAGGGCTCTGGAGAAAAGAATCCTACGCGCCAGACCAATGGCCTCGGCATGTACGATTATGTTGAGAACCTTGAAAGCGTCCTCGGCAAAATGGTCTGGATTTGCGATTATCGCGCAAATGCAGACCCGACCAAAAAGCCGATTCGTAACATCAAGCCTACCCCGGTTGTTGTAACGGACGCAAAAGAAACGAGCAAAACCATCTATTATTCTCCGGTCTATTTTCGGCCGGTAAATCGGGGTAAGATTTCTTCAACCGTCATTGCCCCATTGGACAACACCGGGTATCGCTGCTGTTCCGGCACTTCCGTCAACATCTTCTACACGAAAGAAGAGTGCGTGAAGTGCTATCGGGAGCAGGTTCGACAGGCAGACGAGATTTATGAGAAAGAGAAGGCTCGCATCATCAAAGAGTTCGACGCTCGCATGCAGATTCTCAATGGTTCTCTCACGCCGTTCAACGATGTCCCGCAGAGCGATTACACCGTTGTTGCAAAAATGGATGTTACGAACGATTCTCTCGGATACAATGAGAAAAATCGGCATTTTTATCTCGAGACGACCCGAACCATGATTCCGACTCGCTATACCATCGAAATGCTCAAGATGCAGGCACTGATTGGCCTGGTGGATGAACTCCGTGCAAACACCACCTGGCAAAAGGGCGTTCCTTTCCGTATCCTTATCAGAACAACAGTTTTCGTGGATGGTATTGAAGATGTCAGCCAGGCCACAACGGAATCTCAAACCATTACCCTTTGATGAACTATGAAGAGCGCACGCCCCGTCTATAGCCGTAAGGCTTAGGTGAGGAGGTTCACAAAAAACAAAACAATACATATGTGAGGTAAAATGTTATGTCTAACAACATGTCTATTTCTTCCATCAAGGAACATTATAATAATCTCTGCACCAAAGCCAAAGAATGGAGTGCCGCCTACTATGAGCAGGATGCTCCGGTTGTAACGGATGAGGAATACGATTCCGTGATGCACGAGATTCGTGATATCGAAGCGGCACATCCTGAGTTCGTGACCGCTGACAGCCCTACACAGGTTGTTGGCGGCAAGCGTGTTCTCGGTATTCCGGTTGAACACCGTGTACCGATGCTTTCTCTGCTTGATGTGTTTTCCGATGATGAGGTCCGCAGCTTTGTGGATTCGGTGAAAGCTGAATACTCCGATGTGACCTTCTCTGTGGAGCGCAAAATCGACGGTCTGAGCTTGTCTCTTGTCTACGAACGTTCTGACGATGGTCTTGCCTATCTGACCCAGGCTTCGACGCGCGGTGACGGCCATGTCGGTGAGGATGTGACCGCCAATGTCGCAGCCCTCACTTGCCTGCCTCGCAGCATCGAGCTGCCCAAGGGTATCGGCAAAATCGAACTCCGTGGCGAGTGCTATATGTCGGAAAAGGACTTTGAAGCAGCCAATGCAAAGCAGGCGGAAGCAGGGAAGAAGCTCTTTGCGAATCCCCGCAACTGCGCTGCTGGCTCTCTGCGTCAAGCTGACCCGTCTATTGCACGGGAACGCAATCTGCAGGTGTTCGTTTTCAATGTTCAGAGCGTCAACAATGGTGATGCTGCACAGTTCAGCCCGTATCATTGTGACCAGCTGAACTATCTGCGTGACATCTGCGGTTTTAAGACCACCTATTACGCTCATTGCAATGACATTGATAGCATCTTGGCAGCCATTCACGACATTGAGGAAAAACGCTATGATATCGATTACCCGATTGACGGCGCAGTCATCAAAGTCGATGAACTGAGCATTCGCCAGAAGATGGGCGAGCGCACCAAGACCCCGAAATGGGCTGTGGCGTTCAAGTATCCCGCCGAAGAAAAGGGGACTATCCTGCGCAGCATTCAGTTGCAGACAGGTCGTACTGGTCGCATCACTCCTGTCGCGGTCTTTGACCCCGTGCAGCTTGCCGGAACCCGTGTGGAGCGTGCAACGCTCAACAACGCCAACTTCATCAAGGCGCTGGACATCCGCATCGGCGATACTATCGTCCTGCATAAGTCCGGCGACATCATCCCGAAAATCACAATGGTGGAGTTGGAAAAGCGTCCTGCAGACGCTGTGCCTTATGACATGGCGAAGCAGGTCTGCCCCGTTTGCGGTGCGCCTATCGCGCCCGTCAACGGTTCTGTGGACCTGTACTGCACGAACGACATCTGCCCTGCAAAGACCGTGAATCGTGTCATTCACTTTGCCTCGAAACCCTGCATGGACATCAAGGGACTTGGTCCTCAGATGATTCAGGACTTGGTTGACAGCTGGTTCATTGAGAACCCCGTTGACCTGTACTGGCTCTATGAGGAGGAAGGTGAACTGACCAACATGTATGGCGCGAAGATTGCCAAGAAGGTTCTTGCTGCCATCGAAAAGTCCAAGGAGCAGAATGCCGACCGCGTCCTCAAGGGCCTTGGCTACCGTCTCATCGGCGGTCATGTTGCTCGTGCGCTGTTTACTCAGTGCAAGGCTACGAAGGGCAACCTTCTGACACTGTCCACGCTCAATGTAGATACCATCAAGGAGTACAACATTCCCGGCTTTTCTGATGCTATCTATGCTGCGCTCGATGCGATGCTTTCCAGCGCTGAATTTACGCAGGAAGTCAATACCTTGCATGATGCCGGTGTCAATCTTGACTACCATACTCCGGCAGGTGCCAATGATGAGTCTGCGCCGCTCGCTGGCAAGACATTCGTTATTACCGGTACACTGCCTTCCATGAGCCGCGATGAAGCCAAGACTTATATCGAAGCGCATGGCGGCAAAGTCTCCGGAAGTGTCTCCAAGAAGACGAGCTATCTCGTTGCAGGTGAAGCTGCCGGTTCCAAGCTCGATAAGGCAAACGCTCTGGGCGTGCCCGTTCTGAGTGAGGATGACCTTAAAGCAATGTGTCTGTGAGAGGAGGTCTCGGTATGTACGACTTTGACCGCATCGTTAAGGCTGCGGAGTCCTGTGAATTTCACAACGCATTTGCCTCTGACATTAAGCTCTGTGAAAATGCACTTGGTATGGGTGGTCTCATGGGAATCAATGCCGAATGCTGGCTTGATATTCTGAACACCATGCCGGACGCTGAAATCGCAGAGTATGTCCACACTAAGTATAAGCCCGACCTCTTGAATCCTTTCAAGGGAACATCCTTGTATATTAAATCCTGACCTACTTGCCGTCCACCCTTCACGGGGTGGGCGGCTCTTTTTGTCAAGACGTGCGAATCCGATAAAATGTTGTTGACACCTCCCACGATTGAAATCGTGGGCTTTCCCGGCCTTCGTTTGGTAAACTTTTTTTCGAAAAAACTATTCAACTCCTTGACGGCGTGTGCGGCACCCATAAAATAGATAATGTAACAGAGATATCATTGATTTGCCATAGTTCATATTCCTCCTGGAAGAAGGACAGATGCCCATATTGGGTTTCTGTCCTTTTTCTTTTTTGAGGATTTCCGCAGATTTTCTGCGTTTAATATAGATTCATCCCACGGGATGTGGACTTCTGACAGCCGAAGGAAAGGCTGATTATATAGAATTGCTATGCTAATCAACATAGCACGCGTACACAGCGTCAATGTGTTTATATAAATGTTCCTGCACGCGAACGCCGCGTTAAGAGCGTATTTATATATACCGTATAACAATTACAAACCTTCAAGGAGGACTTTATCATGATTCGAAACATAATTTAGCGAGTAGACGCCATCATCAGCAGCCACGAAGCCAAAGCCAAACAATATACAGCTGACTATGGCTCATTCGTTCACGGTCTATTGAAGACCTAGCTAAGCAAAGATGGCGTGATACTCGCGCTCTTGTTAGAGCAAGTAAAATTGACCGAGGTCACGAAAACTCTGCTGCTTTTGGCAGTAGTATCAATCGCTGGCGCATTTCTTGTCAAGAAAGTCTTCAAAAATTACAGCCACATCAAAGGATTGGCCGAAGACTTTCTGAAATCAGCTGACGTTTTCGGAGCTGTCAAAGAAGCGATTTCTGATATCGTCAGCGGCTCCTGCAAAACAAACAACAAAAAAGAATAATAACATCCCCGATATATGGGGCTCACATTGCTGTGGAGATAAATTCGAGAGCAGCACGGCAGCCCCACGTTAAGGGGTTATATTATGGCTAAAAAGAATAATAACGTTAAGTTCAATGTTGGCCTCACTGATAAGTACTTTGATGCAGTATCTCGCCAGAACTTACCCATGTGCGCTGCTGCAGATGAAACGATTGACAACGGCTTTTCCAACGCTATCGGCCTCATCAGCATGCTGGTCGCTATCGTTAAAGGACATGACAAAAACCTAATTGGTATGGTTATTGCCGACTGGGGTAAAGGAATGTCCAAGGAGAAGCTGCCGGAATGCCTGCAGTTCGGTAACGACCATACCAATGAAGGCCCGCTGTGCATCCACGGCGTTGGCTTGAACAACTTCATCCTTGTTGCTACCCGCAACAAGTATCCCTGGTTCATCGCTTCCAAGGAGCCTGGCGAGAGCACCTATCATCGCGTTGACGGCCCATTCGCCACGACCATGACGATGTCTGAGCAGGAAGAAATTCCTATGGAAGATATCGTTATGCGTGAGCAGTTCAAGGCTCTTGGCGCACCGTCCACCATCATTTATGTGGAGATGGACAAGGCCACCGCCAGCACCATGCTGACCAAGAACGGCAGCTGCGCTGAGAGCAGGGTCACCAGCCTGAATGTACTGCGTACCTGCCTGGCTGAGCACTTTGGTGTCATGTACCGCAACTACCTGGCACCTGATGCCACCGGCGTCGCTCCCGCCCGTATCCTGATTCCCGATTATCGTATGTTTGACGGCAAAACCCGCGATGTGCTCGTCAAGCCTATTTTCCAGCCGTACAAGGAGAAGCGGCAGGATAAGCGTTTCGTTGTGGAGTACGATGGATATGAAATCCCTGTCAAGGTCGAATGTGGCCTGCTTGACAGCGAAGCAACTCGGGGTATGGTTACTGGCGGTTACGATTTGAAGCGTTTCTACCAGTGCAACATGCCCACTCAGGGCTTGGATATTCAGCTCGGTGACCGCGTTATTTCTACGGCTCAGTTCGATACCATCTGGGATAGGGCTCGTCACCCGTCCTTTAACGCCTTTACCGGCGTTGTGGCTGTCGATATCACTGGCCTGCCGCGCGGATTCCTGAACACCCTTGCCAACAAGTCCAATATCGACTTGAGCGACAAGGGATGGCGTACGATTTTCGACGCCATTGCCGAGAACGTAAAGCCTTTCGATAGTGAGCCATTTACCCTCGAAAAGTATGCGCAGGAATTTGCCAATCGTCTGGTTGCTGACACTGGGAATGAAGTTGAACTCCAGTTTCCCCTGTACGCAAACCGGACTCGTATCGACGTTCTGGAACACATCGATGAGTCCCACTGCCGGATTTACGACTTTATGAGCGGCGTTGCTACTTTGAAGTCCGTAACCGAGCTGCGGACTCATTGGGATGGCATGGTTGCGCAGGGCATTCAGCCCATTTCGGCTGTGATGTACTGCAATAAGCGTGGTCCGATGTTGAAGCATACCTGCGATGAGATGAATACTCTCGTACAGGCAATGAACGACGAGGACTTCTACATGACCCTTGAAGCTGCTGGTGGTGATGTATCCAAGATGCCGCACTACAGCTTTGATGTGGTTCTCGACCAGAATATCCCCATCAAGAAATAAAGGCACTTGCCGTCATCCGAAAGGGTGGCGGCATTTTTTTGTTGAGCTATTGCTTAAACATCGAGATTCCTCATGTGGGGTGTAGCGTTTTGTACCGATATATGCTATAATAACGCAAAAAGGGAGGGACCAACATGGCAGAAAATAATAACAACGGTGGCAAAAACACTAATATCATCACCAAAATTAACGATACCATTTCTAATGTCCTGCGCGATTTCCCGCCTGTTGTTCAGACAATTGCAAAAGTCGTTATCTTCGGCGGGCTCATTCTTCTAGTCTTCAAAGCCATCGGCTGTATTTTCCCTGTTGTTGTGAACGTTCTTTTTGAACTTTTAACAAGTATTGTTACCATCGGTATTCTGGCACTCATTGGTTCCGCTTTCGTATACCAGGTAAAATTACAAATGACCCGCGATGAAAATTCGTTTCTGCTGAATGAACGACTCAAGTATCAGAAAAAAGAATACGAGGAACGTGAGCGCAGAAGACAAGAACGAGATAACAGACGATAATACATAATCATACATAGGCTGTCCAGCTTCGGTTGGGCAGCTTTTTTTATTTTCCTGTTGCAGGCTCTTGCGAATCGTATACCATAAAAAGTATGAAAGGAGTTTATCATGAAAACACTTGAATCCTTTTTTAGCAGAACTGCACAGTTTGGCTTGCTCATTTATCTGACCGGCTGCTTTGGGCTGCTGGCTTTTTTAGCAGCTGCGGTTGCAAAATGGATTAAACTCATTGACGTAATTCAATATATTGCCTTTGCTTTTGGACTCGGATTTCTCACTTTGTTTATCGGCGTGGTAGGTCTCTCGCTCATTGGTATAGGGCAAAACCACAAGCACAAGGAGGTCAAAGACGCATGACTAAAAAAATTATCAATGTTACCGCAGCAACAATGGCGCTCACTATGATGCTTTCTGGCTGTGCCACATCTGTGGTTCAGGAACGGAAAGACCAGGCGGCCGCAGCGGCAAGTGCCGAAGCAGCACAGGCTGCCGTCACAGCAACGCCGGAACCGACAGCAGAACCGACCCCGGAACCCATCAATGCCTGGTCTTTGTTGTCGAATCTCCCGGATTTCACGCCCGGCACGCTGGACAATCCCGACACTACCTGGCCGGACGGCATTCCGATGGGACAGAGCCCTCTGTCTTATGATGACGGCGGCAAGTTTTATTCGCTGCGAAGTGTTGATACCGGCAAAACGCTGGATATCACGGACGTTGCATTACAGGATGTCCGAGATTTGCCTGTAAAGGGATATCTGAAACTGAACGAACTCGAAAACGGCGATACAGTCATTGGTGAAATCAATGCCGAATCTACAGGCGAAGGCGTGGAAAAGGAAATCAGCGATTTCTCAATTCACACTGCCAGCAAAGAAGATGGCTGCGACTATTATCCGATTGGATATAACGGCGGTTCACTGACCTTGATGCTGGACGGTCGTGCAGCCAATGATGATGGCATCAATATCGGCGATGCGTTCCTTGACGGCCTCTATTATTCGTCTGTCACTCCGGACAAATTCGACGGCTATCCAACTGACGGAGAACCGAAAGAGCAGTTCAACTTCCTGTATGGCTTGTTTGGCAATCCGTCCGGGCTTTATTGGACGAACAACGATTCTGTCGCTTTCGATTCCAGCAAGCAGTACCGTACTTTCGAGGATTTCCGGGATGCGCACTATGATGTCGAAATTGGCGACAAGAACTTCTATCTGGTTTGGAACTATGACGGCTATAGTGTTGTCGCAGCATGCAATGATACCTTTGACAGCGCCGATGTAAAAGGCACTGCCATTCGAGATGTCTATCTGTTCCCGAACATGACGGAAACCAAGTACCTGGTTGAGAATTCCGGCAGCCTGATTAGCGGTTATCTGGGTTATGGTGAAGTTCCCGTTATCTTGACTGGTACATACGCATCAGTCAACAGTGATTCGACTGTCGAACAGGATACAAGCGCGGAAGAAAACACCGACGCTGAATCTGGTGACAATTCCACGGCGGACGAAAACGCTGAGTCCAGTTCCGATGATAACAGCGACAGTTCGGAAAATTCCGATTCCTAATTCTTAAAAAATAGTTATTGCGTATTCGTGCGAAACGCATACAATAAAAATTGTATGATAGATAACAGCACATATACGCTATAATTTCACAATTCTGAGAAGCAGACTATCCGTTTGGAGGTCTGCTTTTTTTGTTGGAATTTTGCGGTGCTTTGCTGACGTTTATCGTAACTAAACACTACAAGGAGAAATGAAGGATGACCGTAACGAACACTGTAACAGAAACAGAACACTTAACTCCCCTGCGTTCCGCTGTAGAGCACATCAACTGGAATACTTTGTACCAGCAGAAAATGGCTCTCGAAGAAGTCTCTGACATGCTCTATGCCAAGAGAAAAGAGGATGACACGTTTGGCAAGGCTTCCGCCTGGCTCGAAAGCGTCATTGCACTCATTGAACGTTTGGGGGATGCAGCAGAAGAGGAAGGAAAGTTTGATTATCCCGAGCGGGACGAAAACGATGAACATCTGGATAACAGGTTCAATCATGTGTTGAATCAGTACCCGGATGTGGATATCTGACCAGTTCATATCAGGAGGACAATGATGCGGATTAACAGCAGTTGTGTGCTACACAGCACCACAAGTCTCAACGCAAGAGTTCTTCCGCTCATTGGACGGGTCGGAACTCTTGAGTTGTCAAGCGGACAGCCTCTCGTATTCAAAACAACGACACCAAAACAGCAAGACATTCTGCGTACCAGCACGGTAAAAGCCATTGGCTTTGTAGGCAGCAGAATCTTCGTCAAAACCGAGCGAGGAACCCAATACACATTTGAATTTCAGTAACAACCAAGCGGCCACTAATCTCATTTTTTATGGATTGGCGGCCGCTATTATTTTTATCAATTTGAAAGGAAGTTTTTATCATGAATTTCATCAATGCCGCCACCAAGAAAGAACGCACCCATGTAGAAGAAATCATCAAGTCTCAGCCTGTTATGCCTCATGAAGGCATAACTGCCACTGAGATTGGTATTTGCGGCAAGCAGAATCTTTTCATGGACGTTTATCGCCCGGATAACGATGCCGAAAAGCATCCGATTATCATCGATATCCATGGCGGCGGCTTGATTGCTGGTCGGAAAGAACAGAATCAAAACCTGGCAACCTGGCTCGCTAAGGAAGGCTATCTCACCTTTGTACCGGATTACCGTCTGGTCCCTGAAACCAACATCTTTGGTCAAATCACTGATGTCATCAATGCGTTTGCTACTGTAGCTGAACGTGCTGAAGATTTCGTCGGTGACTTGAATCAGGTCTTTGTAGTTGCCGACAGCGCTGGCGCATTCCTTGCCTGCATGGCAAGCTCTATTCTCCGCTATCCTGTTAAGATGCAGCCGGTAGAGGACGAACTGGAAGAGAACGTACCCGGAGCAGCCAAGAAGCTCGTCATCAACGCGATGGGCCTGCAGAGCGGTATGTATTACATCTACAAGGGCCAGGTAGGTTTGCTTCAGAACTACTATATGTCTAAGGGCTGGAAGAATCACAGTTATGCTGAGTTCATCAAGCCTGAAACCTATTCCAAACTCATCCCCCCGTGCTATATCTGCACCGGGAAAAAGGACTTTCTCAAGAAACAGACTTTTGGGTTTAAGAAATGCCTCGAAAACGAGCGCGTTCACCACGACTACGGTTTTGTTTCCAAGAGAGAAACGGTCCATGCTTTTGCAGCGCTCTATCCTGAGACTGAATCTGCAGTCGGTGTGAACCGTGAGATGATTCGATTCTTTGACACCTTCAAAAAATAACAAGGAGCATATTTTATGACTCACAACGAAATGGTTCATGGTCTCTGCACGAAGGAGACTATTATCGTACAGGACTTTGCTGAACTGATGCGATTCGCGCTCGATGCCAATGAAGAAGTCATCTACGACGGATGGATTAACGTCTACGTCCCTATCTGGTTTGATGCAGACAAAGCATTTGGCCTTGATTTGAACTCAGAAGAAAATGCAGATTGGATTAACATGTACATTGACTGGCATCCGGACGATACCATTCATGCCTATGTATCTTACTGCAACAGTTCTACTGATGACCCCGACTTTACTCTTGAAGTCATCATGAGCCCTCACCACCGGGAATTGTTCAATGCGTATTTCAAAGAACAGTTTAAGGCGGTTTATCAAATGAGTGTTAAAGAGGCGTGGGCCAAATATGGTGCAGCATAACAATAAGGAGATAAAACTATGGCACGGAAAGAAATCAAAATTTTCATGGATTCCAAGGAAGTATCCAACTTCCTGAAAGTCATTGACTGGTCCTGGCTGTTCACCTTCCTCAGTGAACGCTACAACGTCTCGCTGAGCCCCCGCAAAGAACTGAAAGAGCTGCACAATGGTGCAGCAATCATCAAAGTCGAATGGCCTGATGAATTGATTGAAAAGTGCGGGATGATGGCTGATGTATTTTCGTCGGTCAAGCTTGCCACGTTTGATTCGTGTTTCAAGCAAGTCGTGGAATACGATGAAGATAAATTCAATGAAGAACGTGAAGCATGGTTTTCCCATCCGACAAAGATATTCAGCTATCTTGATTGTGATGGCACCGTCAAGGAACGCACTCTTGCGCTGAACATTTCCCTTCGTTATACGCTGTATGACGGAGGCTATAATTTCGCAACACTGCTCTATGCGGTTTATTCCGACGTGAACGGCTGGACTGTACAGATGAAAAAGGAGTAATAGCAATGGTTGAAATGGCATTTAAGGTAAATCCCGGCACCACTTTCTACAAGAATTATTTCGCGACAAAGGAGGAAAAAGCGCATTTCATTGAAATTGCAGAGCAGTTCTTCGACAAATATTTCCCTGATGAGAAGCTTTCGTATGTTTTGAATGACCGACTGACTGTTGATTTGAAGCCGGAACTGCTCGCCAAATACGAGTCCCAGGTTATGAAACGCCGTGACGCTCACGGGTTTGTTGTCTTCAAGCAGCGTTCGCCCATGAACTGCCTGTGGGAAGATGAGGTCTGTAAGAACGTGAACGGCAAGAAATTCCTTGCCAACCAGTTCTGGTGGGCCGACTTCAACGGTTCTGGCCGCATCACTACGGAGCTGTGGGATGATGAGCAGGGAAATATCTACGGATATTATTCCTGCGAATATGCAACTCGCAGCACCAAGGTTCCAGACACCGTTACGCAGATTAAGCTGAGTGAATATCACGCGGCTTGCGAAGCATACACGGAAGCCAAAAAAGCAACTGCTGACGCCGCTGCTACAGCTTGACGCTGCTTGCGATGCCGGTAAAATTGTGAATGTACGATAGATAGCATCTGCGCATTTCAGCACTCGTACAATTCACAAACTGATACAACTAGGCAGACTCATCACCACGATGGGCCTGCCTTTTTTGTTTACAGAAAAAGGAGAAAAAATATGAAGACAAAACGAATCAAAGAATTGGCTGCACTGACCGATGGAGAACTCGCAAGGAAACTTCTCATTCAGGAGTTTGGCAATGACTCTGAAACCCATTGGGGAAACAACGCACACGATGAACGTGTGATGGTTACTATCAATCCAGACGGAATCGCTCAAAGGACCTGGGAAGCCGACCATTGGGTTCGCCTTGACGAATTCGACAAAGACGGTTTCTATGCCCGTGAGATTTACGAGGGAAAATGGGTCGATGAGCCATTGCCCAAAAACGTCATTGCACGAAATGTCACAATTGCTGCACCGAAACCTATTCAGCAGGAATCCAAAGACACTGAAATTCTTCGAGCGGCACAAGTCCTGTGCAAGCAGCTGACCGGAGATGACACCTTTGGATGGAATCCTGAGCTTCTTGCACAGATTGCGGATTGCACGGCAGCTTTGCTTGCCACCAACGGAATCAGCTCTCATTTTCCGAGCGCCAATACTGAACCCATCTGCTCTTGGGAAAAGCCGGTCGTCGAATATCAGCGTCCGGATTACGCCCTGGAGTATGGTACTAACTACTAAAACGAGGAGGATATCATGGCAAAAAACTATTTTGGTGTCGTTCTGACCACCAAGGAACACGATAAATATCGTCTTGTAGTATACCGCTACAAGGACCCTGGCATCCTTAATACCTGCCCGATGTGTCAGCTGCTTCGGGCCATTCACAAATTCCAGCAGGAATACGCTGAAATTCACCGCGAACATTGCAGCCGTATCCCGCCTCGCAAGTGGTACGAGCTTGGCAGAGTAATGCCGAGTATCGTTCTGCGGAAATACGGCCTGGAAAAGCATTACGAGATGTCATTTGAGCCGAGTCGCGTGCCTCCAGCTTCTGCGCTGAAGCTCATCCATGGTGCGACCGCTTCTAACTGGAAGCAGTACATTTGGTATGTCGATGGGGACGTGACGATGCTTGGCTAAAGACCATTGCACATTCGTGCGAGACCCATACAATTAGAATTGTACGATAGATACCAGCAATTGAAAAGGTGCTTTGCCTTTCGTACAATTCACATTTCGCTTGAAGGCGGACTTCCAATATCTGGAGGCCCGCCTTTTTGCGTACTTACAAAAAAAGGAGTGTAAATTATGTTTATCATCACAAAAACTTTTACCGATGACGAGGGCCATCTTTTCACAAAGGTAAATCCAAAGCAGTATTCCACTCCCGGAGAAGCATACGATGCTATGCGTGAGGATTACCTCAACGAGCTCAAAAGCCGAGGTCTTGAGGACAACGGCGGTTCCAATGAAGATGGCGAATCCTGCCCTGGCGGATACATCATCAGCGATGAGGCTCAAATCTACGATTTTGCCCAATACACCCCGTATGAACAGCTTCTTCCTGCTGTTTTGTTCGGAGTCTATCGGATTGGTTAAGGAGAATCGCAATGGCTAAGAAAAGTGCAAGAAAAGAAATCGCAAAAATCAACCTGAAACAAGCTGCGCTCGAAGGTCTTTCCTACGAGAGAGCCTGTGAAACTGCCAAGCGTGCAGGGAAACCCTCTTATCGCTTCACGGTCGGCGACAAAGTACAGGTTGGTCACCTTCTAAACTGCGTTGTTGACGAGGCTCTGGAAGGCGGGTACATGTATCTTATCCGCAGTGGTGCAAATTGTGACGACTATTCCTGCTGGGCCTGGACAAGTGTTCGCCCACTGGATAATGGCAATAGCACTCATTTTGCCAAGCGCAATTCTGCACTGTCCCGCCTGCACTACTCAAACCGCAGCATGTACTCTCTGCTCAGCTTCCAATACCTGTTCGGCGTTGATTTCAACCCTGATTATCAGCGTGGTTCTGTTTGGGGTGATGAGGACAGGGAAAAGCTGTTGGACAGCATCTTTATGGGTCGCGAGATTGGTCGTTTCGTCTTTAAGCAGCTGCCATTCACTTGCACAAGCAACGATGGCAACTACTATGAAATCGTTGATGGCAAGCAGCGTATGTTGACCCTGCTTGCTTTTTACGAGAACCGATTCCCGTACAAAGGCGTATTTTACAACGGCCTTTCCGCTCTGGATAAAAACTGGTTCATGGATGCTCCCATTGGTGTTGCTGAACTTGACCAGAATGCGACCCGTGCGGAGGTCCTGGAAGTATTTCTCGCTCTGAACGAAGGCGGTAAGCCTGTCGCAAAGGAAGTCCTCGACCATGCACGCGAATTGCTGAACGAAGAGAAGGGAGAAGGATTATGAGTCCTATGTTCAAACAAAAGGTCGGTATGACGAAAATTTATGCAAAAGGAATCGCAGAACTCTTTCTTATTCGCTGCAATCCCTATCATTGGGACGGCAGCGGGGAAGTGCCTGATAACATCAGCTTCGATGTGTACAAGCGCAAAATCGATGAAACATACGATGGCTGCACACTCGAAATTCAGCTTTGCAAACCTGATGGTTGTCTTTGCTATGCGGCTTCTGTTCACCTGTATGAAGGCGGATTCTGGACAGGGCACGGCATTGGCTGTTTCGACAAGACTGCGATTTGCAACGACCCTGGTTCTGTCGATGCCTTGACAAGCGCCATCATGCGAGTGTGCATGATATACGAAAATCTCACAAATTTCCGCAAGGTTTTCGTCAAGTGCCTTACCATCAGCCAGAAACGAATGAACGAAATCAAGCAGTATACCGATGACGGCAAAGAGCAGGATGAGATTGAGTTCGAATCCGTTATCTTCGCCGATGGTATGCACATGGATGTTCGCTGCATCCCACGCCACAATGGGCCTTCCTGGTGCGAAGCGGCTATTTATCGTGAGGATGAGGATATCGTCACGTCTGAGCCGAGCAACTCGTTCTACAGCCATTGGGTTTGCCAGACGGCAAACGCCACCTACCATCTTTATATAGGTATTACTGACGAATGAAACTTGACGCGCCTTGCGAACAGCATATCATAGAAATTGTACGATAGATACCATCTACTTGGCGCGTTTTTTTGCGTTCGTACAATTCATAATTCTGCAAGCAAAGAGCAGACTCACCGTCTTGGTGGGCCTGTCTTTTTTTGTTTGCACATCTAAAAAGGAGGAAAATTATGAGTCCTACAAATGATATGAAGGCACGTTTATTCGTCGATATGGATGGCACTCTCGCCGTCTGGAAGCCGGAGGCCTGCTTTGAGGACCTGCTTCAGCCGGGGTATTTCAGAGATTTGCCGCCCTATCAGACGGTTTTGGACGCCGTGAAGATTCTTTGCAACACAAAACCAGAACTTGATGTGTATGCACTTTCCGCCTATATTCCGGAAAACCAATATGCGGTTTCTGAAAAGAATGCCTGGCTTGACGCCTATCTTCCAGAAATTGATTCCGAACACCGCATCTTCGTTGCGTGCGGCAGCAGCAAGGCCAGAGCCGCAGCAAACCGCTTGAAGACACCGTGCATCGACAACTCTTTTGTGTTGCTTGACGACTACTCGGTGAATCTTCATGAGTGGAAAGCCAATCGCGGCAGCTGCATTAAGCTCCGCAACGGTATCAACGGCAACGGCGGAACCTGGAAAGGTGAATCTGTCACTCGATTCGATACCGCCGAAAACATCGCAGACCGTATTTGGAGTATCATCAAAAAACAAATGCAATAAGCTAAAGGAGAAATACTATGTTTCCAAATATCAAAATTGTCGAAGCCATCCGCAAAGAATACCCCGCTGGAACGCGGGTTCGGCTTGTCAAAATGGATGACATCCAGGCACCACCTCTTGGTACAGAAGGTACGGTTGTTGGTGTCGATGATACCGGCAGTCTCCTGATGCACTGGGACAATGGTTCGCATTTGAACATTGTTTATGGTTCGGATGAGGTTGAGCAAGTCTGACAAGCAGACTTGCTCAAACGTGCGATTCCACTAAAATTGAAATTGTACGATAGATAACAGCCCTATGGCCGAAATGCGTACAATTTACAATTCTGCAAGACAATCAGCAGACTCACCATCTCGGTGGGCCTGCTTTTTTCTTTCAAACAATAAAAGGAGTAATGAAAATGGTAAAGCTCAAAAAACCAGTCCTCTGTGAAGTGGACGAAAATTATTTTGTCAGCGCTGCGGATTTTCGCAGCTATGCGCATTGCATGATGTATCCTGACCCGGTCGGCATCGTCATGAGCGGCAAGCTCAACGACATTGTGACAGGCGCTGTGAACGATGGCAAACTGACCATCAAAGAAGCATTTGACAAACTCGTGAAGCGCAATGCTCACGGTTTTATCGATTATAGCTACAGCGATGGCACAGATGGATACTTACCGGGTCGTGAGCTTCTGGAATTCTGTGATGAAGCAACTGCAGCCAAGTTGATTGAAGCGAGGTGAATCCAGATGCTTTGTAAACGATTCAAAGAAATTTGTGACGAACAAGGCTGGACTGTATCCGACAATGGTTCAGACCCTATTATCCTTTGCAAGCAAAACAGGCAGGGTTTTACTTACAGTTTTCCGGCAAGCCACAAAAACTTTGTTGAGGACGTAACCAAAGCAAAAGCCTTCTTGTCCCGCAATCTGAGCACTTATGCCAAGAGCGTACATGAAATCTTTCACGAAGAGTATTCGTTTGAAGAGTGCATGGCTGCGGGCAAAAGTTTCATCGATTCTTTATCTTCGCTATCTACCGAGCTTAACAAATCTCAAATCACAAAATAAAAAGGAGAAATAATTATGTATTGCATTCAGTATGACGAAATCTGCAAAAAGCACAATTTTGAGCTAATACACGATACCCTTGGTGAACGCGTAACCCTCGAGTACCCAGCCGATTCTGTCCCGAAAGATACCCTTCGTCTTTTTCAAAATCATCTTCCTGATGGAGTATCGGCTATGGCTGAAAAGTACAGCAGCGACCGTTTTGCCATATTCAAGTACAATGCTGCAGCGGCAGCAGGGAACACCATCAGTCTTACTGAGACCCTGGAGAAAAACAAAAAGGTCTCCGCAGCTCTCTCTGATTTGGCGAACGACCTAAAACAGGCAGAGCTGGAAGCCAAGACTTGGGTTTGCACCGACCCTGATACATGCCAGTGGCGACGTCAGGTTGGCGGAACCCGATACGAGCTATACGACATTTTCGAAGCTCCAAATGGCACCTATTTTGTCGTACACGGTGAAGTAGACCCGACCGAGCTTGACCCGGATGACTACGACCAGCTGCTGGAGGCATATTCCGGTTTGCTGGACTCTGCCAACTGTGAAAGCGAACGCTGGGCATTGATTGCTGAAGCGCAGTTTGAGACCGAAGAACTCTCGATGGAGCGCGAACGCTTTTCAACTTTTGAAGGAGCCGAAAGGGCAATTTGGAAAAAGGTTGGGGCTGACGTTTCAGATGGGAATTCTGTGACCGAAACCCGCCTTGATGCGATTCGGAAACTCGATAAGTTGCGTCTTGCCGTCTTTCTGAACGATGTTCACAGCGGTGCAAAAGACTTTCCTTCCAGCAACATGAGCTGGTGTGACTGGCTCAACGAGCTGGATGACGGCCACTTACTGGATAGAAAATCCTAAGTACATTTGAATAAACACTTTAGGCTGTTCACCTTCGGGTGGGCAGCTTTTTGTTGCTAAAACGTGCGAATTACGTACCATGAATAGTGGAAATCAAAGAAAGGGATGGCAACTATGTATTCCATCACGAAAATGTGCTACAGCAAAAAAGATGTTGAAGCTGTGTAACTTTTTCTGAGCGACTTGTGCAGTGAATACAGCAATTTTCGGCAGTGGTATCCCGATACTGTTGTTCCTGGCTTAGCAAATGGGGAAAGACTGATTTACACCGTCACTGACAATGAAGCGATAGTCGCGGTTTTGATTCTAAAAAATGCCGACGAAAAGAAGATTTGCACGTTGAGAGTTGCTGAAAACCATCGCCATCAAGGCATTTCATCAATGCTCTTAACCCTTGCTTTTAGGGAACTGCAATGTACAAAGCCGCTCATCACCGTTTCGTCATATCATATCGATGAATTCAAGCCTCTGCTTGAGAAAAGCGGGTTTGTTCTTTATGCGAAATATCCAAACTTCTACAAGTGGGGGATTACGGAGTATGCTTTCAACGGCTGTTTATCCGAAAGTCAAGACATTTGTCGCTTGTCGCAAAATGTGATATAATGAATAGCAAAAAAGAGATGATGCTATGAAAAAATGCACTTTTATTGGCGGCGTTCACGGCGTTGGGAAATCAAGCCTAGCTGGTGTCTTGTGCGTTGTTCGCAGCGATTTGGGTATTATGGTTGACCCCGACAAACTAACCATTCAGTGTGGCGGTGACGAATACGAAGGCGGCAAACTTGCTGTTGAGCGTATCGAGCGTGCCTTAAAGGACGGTGTGAATTTCACACAAGAGACGACGCTCTCCGGTGGATATCCAAAGCGGCTTTGCAAACGTGCAAAAGAAGCTGGGTATTATATTCGTCTGTACTATGTCGGTCTTGATACCGCCGAAGAAAGTGTTCGACGAATTCGGAACCGTGTAGAGCGTGGGGGGCATGATATTCCCACTAAGGATGTTAACGCCCGCTTTTCTCACCGTTTCGAGGATGTCCTCAAAATTTTGCCGTACTGCGATGAAGCCAAGTTCTTCGATAATGACAATGGATTTGTACTTGTTGCGGAATATCGCAATGGGCAGCTTCTTACTATTGGAACATATCGACCAATTTGGCTCAGTCAACTTCTGAATCAAACCCAATAACATTTTTTTATTTGCTATACTGTGCGAATGGCATAGAATAGTTATTGTACGATAGATACCAACTTATGCAGCAATTTCGCTGCCGTACAATTCACAACCTGTAAGCATTGAGCAGACTTATCCTTTATGGATGGGTCTGCTTTTTTGTTTTGCAAACCGAGAAAGGAAAATGCATTATGACAATCAAAGAAATCAACCGAAAAAAATTCGATATTTTTCTCAAATCCGGAGCTAAGATTGTTGATGGCGACATCATTTCTGATTCTGGAAAGAACAAAGGGCATTATCATTTCGTGAAAATGCCCATCAGTGAAAAGGTATGTGCTTTGTACGGACAGAAGTTCCGGCACAACGGACTGCTGAATTATCGAAAGGAGCTTATTTATCTTGGCCTTGTTTCTAAAGCAGGTGATGTAGCTTTCTATTCGCACAATTACGCCAACCTGTTCTCGGACGATTATTCCGGGAATGCAGATAAGGAAACTTATCTGAAGATGGCTCAACTGTTGTACGAAAAGCTGTGCGAAATGAATCCTGAAACGGAGGAGGAAGCAAACAACTCTTGCTATATTGCCAACGCACAAAAGATTGCTTTCCAGCGGGCTATCTGCGGGAATGACAATTATGAGAGCGCTTTGACATATCTGGCAGAAGTTGTTCAGGCACCTATGCCGCGAGCATCGGATACTCAGCCATGCTTTGACATCTTCATTCATTATCTGGAATCTCCTGAAGACTGGGCAGATTATGCTATCAAGATGATTGATAAGTTCTATATTGATGATAAGAGTCCGGCGTTCAGCACAAGCGTGGGCCGTGATGCTGTGGTTATCGAGCAAATGGCACGCCGTTATGTCAACAGAATGACAAAATCCCTATTAACTGTGTAAAAGCAGTCTATTATGGGAGCCAAACGTTCTGGAACGAAGAATAACAAAAAAACAACAGAAAAGGAGTTCGCCATGAACAACATCACTATCAAAGATTTTAAAAAGCTTCTCAAAACCGGCGCTTCAAAATTTGAAGGAATCGTTGTCTCGGAAAGCAAAATTAGTAAAGGCCCCTATACATTCTTTATTACTCCGCTAACGCAGGGTGAACACAAGGTAGATGTGTTGAGCTGCCAATACAAGTCTGCGCCGGACACGCAAAAAACTTATCTTGGATTTGTTGTGGATTCTTCTGATGTTCATTTCTACAGCAAAGTTTTTTCCAACATGTTTTTCGATAAGGATTGTGACGACACCGATGCAATTCTTGCAATGGGAAAAGCGCTCTACGATGAGCTTGTCAAAATGAATCCAGTGGCTAAAGAAGATGCGTATTGCCGTTACGAAGGAAATCGAATCGCCTTCTGTCGTGCAGTCAAGGGCAACCCAGATTATGACAATCCCTATGAAGTGTATGGCGTCATCGTTTGCTCCATATTTAGAAGTATTCAACCATGGTACTCAAAATACAACAAGTTCTTGGTAGACTATCTCGCCAACCCTACCGGATGGGCAGAACGCACAATCCATGAGGCTGATAAGCTGCTGCCAAGCATTGGACTCAACCCTTTCAGTTCTTCCATGGGTGCGAATATTTTGAATTCCGAAAGACTTGCACAGAAGCTTGTTGCTTCTTATAGCGTACCCGGAACAAAAGAAGAATACTACAAGAATCTGTATCGTTCCGTTTCTGGTCACGATTATGTTCAGCTTCTTATTGAAATTGACGGAGACACAATTTCTCTGGAATATCCGGTGGAAAGTGACTTGACTAGCCATACACTTGTCATCGAAGAGGCACTCCGCACTTTTGTGGCTAAGAAGCGTCCTTCTAAGAAACAGAAGGTCGAGAACTTCTTGGCAAAACACAATGTCGAGTTCGCAACCCGTATTCCGGTGAAATATATCCGAGAAATCTATACTCCGGATATGAAGAATGTGCTCTGGAAAAATCCGAAATTCGAGGGCTTAACGAAGTAAGTATTTGGGAGGAAAAATATCATGGCAAACAATATCAACCGCGAGGGATTTAAAACGCTCCTCGATTTCGGCGTTCCTTCGTTCGAAGGCAATATCATTCTTGATTCCGGTGAGCTGTCCGAGTATTACTACCGTTTTATGCGCATACCGCTCGCCTATGGTGAGCACAAGGTAGATGTTCTGTACGGGCAGCGGTTTTATGGAACCTTGGAAAAGAAACCCGTAACATTCAATCAGGAGATACGCTTTCTTTGCCTCGTTGTCGACAATGCCAAAACCGTCAATGAAACACAGGACTTCAAAACGATTTTCTGCCGTTCTTCTTTTACCTCGAATTCTGTCATAGAGGAAATGGCACAGAAGCTGTTCGATATGTTCCGAGAGAATGTGACGGAAGAAGACAAGAAGAAAATTCTCAAGGGCGGTTATTACGACAAGATAGCACGACAGAACGCTTTCTGTCGCATAATAAATGGGCATAAGAATTATCGCAGCCCTATTGACAGCATTGTCGATGAGATTGGAAATGGGTCTTGCTTTGGCCTGACATCCACAAATGCAGATGAACTGGTAGTGGATTATCTTGCTAATCCCACCGGCTGGGCTGAACGGACGATGAAGAGAATCGAGAAAGCGAGCCTTAAGTTCTGGATTACATTGGCCATGACGGAGGAGTTAACGGAAGAGTATGTGAAAAAGTACAGCAATCCCGATACTCCTGAAGGGAAATTCAAATCCTTGGCAGACAGCATCAAGAACTATAAGAACGTCCGCCTTGGCTTGGACGTCAACGGAGAAATTGACTCTGTCAAGTACCCCGTCGACGGAATTTTCAATATGGATGCCATGTATGATGGATATCTCGATACATGGAACATTGCTACGCGTAGTGAAGAGGAACGCATTGAGGAATTTTTAGAGGAAAACGATGTTCTTCTTAAAAACCGGGATAAGATTCCGTTCAAGTACATTTCGGATATCCATTACGGAAAGAAAACAGTCTGGAAGAATCCAGATTTCGAAAACTAACAACTAATAAAGCCGCCCACAACATAATTTGGTGGGCGGCCTTTTCAGAAAAGAAAACCCGATGTTCGAGGCGAATGAGAAAAGGAATAAGGTAGCCGACAAACTATCTTGCTAATTCGTGCGACCGGCATAGAATAGGTATTGTACGATAGATACCATCTAACTGCCGCGTTTTTCGGACGTATTATTCACAACCTGTGAACAATAAGCAGACTCACCGTTTTGGTGGGCCTGCTTTTTTGTTTGCAAACAAAACAGAAAAGGAGCAATTTATGACCATTACAATACCTTGTTTAACGCGGAACTTTTCCGAAAATGGCTTAACGCATAAAAACCTGAACAAGTAAAAAATCAAAAAAGGAGAACTCGTATGAATATCGTAGTAAACATTGATGAAACCAAGCTGAAAAAGGCCGTACAGTGCCTGATTGACAACGGCATCGAGCCTGATGAGGCGGAAACCGTGCTGCAGGCTATCGGCTACATTTTGCTGGACAAGGAGCTTTATCCTACCACCGAGGAGGACTAATCGTGCAAGAAGTTGAACGCAAAATTCGCTTTCGTGGTCAAATTCGCAAGTATGGACTCCTGAAATTGCAAAATTTCGGGTAATCAAAGATACCATTGGTCAGTTTTCCGGTGTCTATTCTGATGACACAAAGGCAGAAATCTATGAAGGCGATGTTATTGCGTTCACGAACGCAGGTGACGACACTCTTCATACCGGCATCGTTGTTTATGACAATGACTCTTGCCAGTTTGTTGTCATGAACTCCATGAGCCGGATACCACTGTGTAAAGCAAACAAAATCAAAATCATCGAAAATTTTTATAAATAAGAGGAGAGTAACTATGGCTATCGCAAAAGAAATGTTTGAAAATTTCATTGCCGATAATAACCGCTATTTTCTGGAAGAAATTTCCGAGAACGATAATATTATCTATCACTTTTCCAAAATGCCAATCGCAGACAAAGAGCATCGCGTAGATGCAATATACTTTGTTCCGGTTTATCGTCATACCTTACTTGGTTGTGACACGGTAGTACTCAATCACTCTAGCATGAGTTTGTTTGCGCTTATCGTGGACAAAAAGGAAACGTATATTGACTCTGCAAATGTTGCTTACCAGCGCTACATCGACCAGGGAATCTTCGAGGTTAAGGAAACGGTGTACTATGTCGGCACCA